AGCCAATCCAAGATGGTATGGATAGACCGAAAACAGAATTGGCATATAGAGTACCTGCTTCAAAGCTTACAAGAAGGAAGCTTGACTCTAATGAAAAACCAGAAGATATCAAAGGATTGGATACTACGATTGACTGGAAAAACACAGGAGACAACTCTTACGATGGAGAGAAACTGAAATTACTTATACATGACGAGAGCGGTAAATGGGAGAGGCCAAGCAACATCCTTAATAACTGGAGAGTTACTAAAACCTGCCTTCGATTAGGTAGTAGAATAATTGGTAAATGTATGATGGGTTCAACTAGCAACTCGTTGGATAAAGGTGGTGATAATTTTAAAAAATTGTATTATGGGTCAGACGTTACAAGAAGAAACGCCAACGGACAGACTAGCTCGGGATTATATTCTTTGTTCATACCTATGGAATGGAACTACGAGGGATACATTGATTCTTATGGAATACCTGTATTCGATAAGCCTGAAGTACCCACAGAAGACCCCTACGGAACCCCGATAACTCAAGGAGTAATACAGTTTTGGAATAATGAAGTAGCGGGTTTAAAGGATGACCAAGATGGATTAAATGAGTTTTACAGACAATTCCCAAGAACAGAACAACACGCTTTTAGAGATGAAGCAAAAGAATCGTTATTTAATTTAACAAGAATATATCAGCAAATAGACCACAATGAGTCTATGGCATCAAGCTCATTGGTAACTAAAGGAAACTTTCAGTGGGAGAACGGAATTAAAGACACAAGAGTTATGTTTATGCCACACAAAGATGGTAGATTTCATATTTCTTGGATTCCGCCTTTAGGTATGCAAAATAGAGTTGTACCAAAAAATGGTATACTTTATCCAGGGAATGAACACCTTGGGGCTTTCGGTTGTGATAGTTATGACATATCAGGAACAGTGGACAAAAGGGGTTCTAATGGTTCTCTTCATGGTTTGACAAAGTTTAGTATGGAGGACGCTCCTGCAAATCATTTCTTTTTGGAATATATTGCAAGACCTCAAACAGCAGAGATATTTTTTGAGGATGTATTAATGGCTTGCGTGTTTTACGGTATGCCAATACTTGCAGAGAATAACAAACCAAGACTTCTGTATCATTTTAAAAGAAGAGGTTATAGAGGGTTTTCTATGAATAGACCAGATAAGATATACAACAAGTTGTCAATAACGGAAAGAGATATTGGAGGAGTTCCTAACTCTAGCCAAGATATGATACAATCTCACGCTGCCGCAATAGAAACATATATAGAGGAACTTGTTGGAGTTTTAGGTGATGATGAGATGGGAGATGTTTACTTCCAAAGAACATTAGAAGACTGGGCTAGATTTAATATAAACAATAGAACGAAGCACGATGCGTCTATTAGTTCAGGCCTTGCAATTATGGCCTGCAACAAAAATAGATACGCACCTGTAAATAAGGTGGTAAGACAGAATATAAATTTAGGGTTGAAGAGATACGACAACTCTGGAAAGTTTTCAAAAATAATAAAGTAAATGAACGTAGGCGCAAATCCAAACAGTGTATTTCCTAGCCAAGTGGTTAGTGACACAGAAAAATCAAGCTACGAGTACGGTGTACAAGTTGGCAGGGCTATCGAGGCTGAGTGGTTCCAACAAGGAGGTAGCGGTAATAGATTTGCAACCAATCACAATAGCTTTCACACACTTAGACTTTATGCAAGAGGTGAGCAGCCAGTGCAGAAATACAAAGATGAATTAGCTATTAATGGAGATTTATCTTATTTAAATTTGGATTGGAAACCAGTACCCGTTATATCTAAGTTTGTAGATATAGTATCAAATGGTATTACAGAAAAAGAATACGAAATAAAAGCTTACGCACAAGACCCTAAAGCATTAAAAGAAAGAACGGACTACGCAATGAGTCTAATGGAGGACATGGTTGCTAAGGAAGAGATGATGCAGCTAGAGGCAGCTATTGGAGTAAATGGATTTAATACTGACAATCCTCAAGACTTACCTCAAGATGAAAAAGAGCTTTCTTTACATATGCAACTTGACTATAAGCAATCAATCGAAATAGCAGAAGAAGAGGCTATTAACCAAGTGCTTGCAAAGAATAAGTTTACAGAAATAAGAAAAAGATTTAATTACGATTTAACCGTATTAGGTATTGGTTCAGTAAAAACAACTTGGAATAAAGCAGAGGGAGTTGTGACAGAATATTGTGACCCAGCAAGAATGGTGTATTCTTACACCGACGACCCTAACTTTGAAGATATATACTATGTTGGAGAAGTAAAAGCTGTTTCTATTCCAGAATTGAAAAAGCAATTTCCCAATATAACAACAGAGGAATTAAAGAAAATAGAAGAAATGCCTGGCAATCGGGAAAACATCACTGGTTGGAATGGCTACGATAAAAATACAGTTCAAGTTTTATATTTTGAATACAAGACTTACAACAATCAAGTTTGGAAAATTAAAGAAGGAGTTAATGGCTTAGAAAAGGCTTTGCAAAAAAGCGATGAATTTAATCCACCAGAAAACGATACATTTAAAAAGGTATCAAGAACGATAGAGGTTTTGTATAGTGGGGCAAAAATACTAGGTAACAATCAAATGTTACAATGGGAGCTTGGAAAAAATATGACAAGACCTTTTGCCGATACCACTAAGGTAGAAATGAATTATGTTATTTGTGCACCTAGAATGTACAATGGTAAGATTGATTCTATTGTAAATAAGATTACAGGATTTGCTGATATGATTCAGCTAACGCACCTTAAATTACAACAAGTAATGTCAAGAATGGTTCCTGACGGTGTGTTTTTAGATGTTGACGGACTAGCGGAAGTTGACCTAGGTAATGGAACGAGTTATAACCCAGCAGAAGCATTAAATATGTATTTCCAAACGGGTAGTGTTCTTGGTCGTTCTTTGACACAAGACGGGGACATTAACAGAGGTAAAGTTCCAATTCAAGAGTTATCTACATCAAGCGGTGGGGCCAAAATTGCCTCCTTGATTCAGACGTATCAGTACTACTTACAAATGATAAGAGACGTTACGGGACTTAACGAAGCTAGGGATGGGTCTACTCCATCTAAAGATGCACTCGTAGGACTTCAAAAGATGGCCGCTAATCAATCTAATGTAGCAACTCGACACATACTTCAAGCTAGTTGTTATTTATCTCTTAGGGCTTGCGAAAACATCTCAAGAAGAATTGCTGATTCATTAGAGTTTGCTTTGACTGCAAATTCATTAAAGAGTAGTATTAGTGAATACAACGTTGCAACATTAAATGAGATTAAAGACTTAAGCCTTCACGATTTTGGTATCTTCTTGGAGTTAGAGCCTGATGATGAAATAAAGGCTCAGTTAGAGCAAAACATTCAAGTAGCTCTGCAAACTGGAGGGATTGATTTAGAGGACGCAATTGATATTAGGCAAATTAAGAATCTTCAATTAGCAAATGAAATGCTAAAAAATAGAAGAAAGAAAAAGCAAATAGCAGAGCAAAAAGCGCAACAAGAAAATATGCAAGCGCAAGCAAACGCAAATGCAGAAGCTTCAGAAAGAGCTGCTATGGCAGAAGTTCAAAAGCAACAAGCACTTACTTCTGAAAAAGTTAGTATAGAGCAGTCTAAATCTCAATTTGAAATAGAGAGAATGCAAATGGAGGCTGAGATTAAAAGAGGGTTAATGGCTGAAGAGTTTAAATACCAAATGCAGTTAGCTCAAGCTAGAATAAAATCAGAGGCAGATAGAGAACGTCAAAACGAAGATAGAAAAGATAACAGAACAAAAATAGCTGGAACTCAACAATCGGAAATGATTGACCAAAGAGCAAATAATTTATTACCAAAGAACTTTGAGTCTAAAGGTAACGACAACTTAGAAGGGTTTGGAACAGAACAGTTCGGCCCAAGATAATTTTTTTTAATTTATATTATATTATATTATGTCAGAAGAAGCAACAAAAGAAGAAGGTAGTTTCAAAATAAAGAAAAAGCCTACAATGAAGAAGTTAGGGAAACCAAACGAAGTAACAAAAATCAATTTACCAAGCAAACCTCCAGTAGTGGAAACAGAAGCGACAAAGGTTGTAATACCTTCAGTGAAGGTTGAGGATAAAAAACCAGATGCAGTCGAATCGGAGGCTATTGTTGAAGATAAAAAAGAAGAAATAGTAGAAGAAGAGCAATTTACTCAAATTCAAGAAATAACAGAAGATGAGGAAGAGGAAGTAAAAAAGGTTTCTCAAGAAATCAAAGAAGCTATAAGAGACGAACGTGTTTCTGGAAAGCCATTGCCTGAGAATGTTGAGAAGCTAATTTCTTTTATGGAAGAAGTAGGTGGAACTGTGGAAGATTATGTAAGATTAAATGCAGACTACTCTAAGGTTGATAACAACACTCTATTAAAAGAGTATTATAAAAAGAAAAAACCTCATTTAGATGAGGAGGAAATAAATTTCCTTTTAGATGATAACTTTTCGTTTGACGAAGATTTAGATGAAGAAAGAGAAGTGCGCAAGAAAAAACTTGCGTTCAAAGAAGAGGTTGCAGAAGCAAAGAGTTTTTTAGAAGACTTAAAGGGTAGATATTACGATGAGATTAAGTTAAGACCAGGCGTATCCCAAGAGCAGAAAAAAGCGACAGACTTTTTCAACCGACACAATGAAGAGCAAAACTTATCAAAGCAGCGAAAAGACAGGTTTAAAAAAGCCACGTCTGAACTTTTAAACGATAATTTCAAAGGTTTTGAATATAACATCGGAGAAAAGAAATTCAGATATGGCGTTAACAACCCAACTAAAATTGCAGAGCAACAGTCAGATATGTCTAACTTTATTGGGAAGTTTCTCAATGACAAAGGAGAGGTGTCAGACCAACAAGGCTATCACAAGGCAATGTACGCTGCGGAGAATATGGACAAGATTGCAAGTCATTTTTACGAACAAGGTAAAGCAGATGCAGTTAAGGATGTTGTAAATAGTTCAAAGAACATATCAGACACCCCAAGACAAACATCAAGCGACAGTGTTTTCATTAATGGGCTTAAAGTTAAATCTGTAAACGGTATGGATTCTTCAAAATTAAAAATTAAAAAATCACGATTTTAACAATTAACAAAAACAAAAAAATGGGACAATTCGGAACGGGCGACCCGCTAGGCGCTTTTAGCCTACAGCCAATGCCAACGAAAACAACGTTGACAGAAAATTATTTAAACTTTGCTGATGGAAGCGGAAACGACTTTGCACAGCAGTATTTACCAGAGCTTTACGAAGCTGAGGTAGAGCGATACGGAAACAGAACTTTATCTGGATTTCTAAGAATGGTTGGTGCTGAGATGCCAATGACATCTGACCAAGTAGTTTGGTCTGAGCAAAATAGGTTGCACATTGGATACGAAGATGGTGCTGGAAATCTTTCTGTAGATTTGACTGGAGCAGCTACTGCTGGTGGTTCAACAATCACATTAGGTTCTGACCACCTCATGTCTATTAGAGTAGGTAACACAATCGTTGTTGCGGATGCCGCTACTGGACTTGTAACTTTAAAATGTTACGTTTCTGCAATAAATCAAGCAGCTAGGTCTTTTACAGTATTATCTTACACCACTGCTGATTTAACTAGCATTGGAAACGTTGCTGTAAACTTATTTGTTTATGGTTCAGAGTTTGGTAAAGGTACTGCTGGTATGGTAGGTTCTTTAGAAGCTTCTTTTACTCAGTACAACAACAAGCCAATTATTATCAAAGACACTTATGAAGTTAGTGGTTCTGATGCATCTCAAATTGGTTGGGTTGAAGTTGCTACTGAAGATGGAGCAAGTGGATACTTATGGTATTTGAAGTCTGAAGGAGAAACAAGATTACGTTTCCAAGACTATTTAGAGATGGCTTCTGTTGAAGGAGAAACTGCAACTGCTGCATCTGGAGTTGTTGTAAACACTGCTTTAGGTACTGGCATTACAACTGCTGGAACTCAAGGTTTGTTTTCTGCTATTACGGAAAGAGGTAATGTATACCAAAACTACGCAAACGGGACTGGAACTGGCGGTGCTGGAAACAGAAGTGCTTTAGCTGATTTTGATTTTATTTTACAAAATCTTGACAAGCAAGGAGCAATTGAAGAGAATATGTTGTTTTTAGATAGAGCTACATCTTTAGACTTTGATGATATGTTGGCTGCTCAGAACTCTTATGGTGCTGGTGGTACTTCTTATGGAGTCTTTGAAAACTCTGCTGAAATGGCATTGAACTTAGGTTTTGATGGATTTAGAAGAGGCTCTTACGATTTCTACAAGACTGATTGGAAATATTTAAATGATGCCACTACTAGAGGTATGATTGACAATATCAAAGGTGTTATGGTTCCTGCTGGAACAAGTACAGTTTACGACCAGCAATTAGGTACTAACATTAGACGACCATTCTTACACGTCCGATACAGAGCTTCTGAAGCTGATGACAGACGAATGAAGTCTTGGATTACTGGCTCTGTTGGAGGTGCTCAAACTTCTACTTTTGACAAAATGGAAGTTAGCTTCTTGTCTGAGAGATGTTTAGTTACTCAAGCTGCTAATAACTTCGTGTTGTTTACGGCTGCATAGTATCAATTATTGTGATAATTACCCTCGTTATTCAGACGGGGGTAGTTGTTACTCTTATTATTTATTTTATTTTATTTTATATTTATTATGGCAACAAAAGAAAAAACAAAAGAAACTTGGGAAGTTAAAGATAGAAGATATTTTCTAGCTAACGGCAACACCCCATTAACAATGACACTAGCAAGCAAGCATTCAAATTTGCATCCGCTAATGTATTTTGATGAAGAAAGACTTGAAGAAAGAGAGCTTAGATATGCTACGAATCAAACATCTCCGTTTGTTGATGAGCAGAAAGGCCCAGTAACAATAGCGCACATCGTGTTTAAAGATGGTGTTCTAATGGTTCCTAAGACAAAACAGTCTTTACAGAAGTTATTATCGTTATATCATCCACAAAGAAATATAACATTTAAAGAGATTGACCAAGTTAAGGATGCAGTTGACCAATTGGATTTGATTAACTTAGAAAGAGAGGCTTTAAATTTAGCTCACGAATTAGATTTAGACCACGCAGAAGCAATCTTGAGAACAGAAATTGGAAGTGTTGTAGCTACAATGACAAGCAAGGAACTTAAAAGAGATTTGATGTTATTGGCTAAAAACAATCCAGCTTTATTTATTAGTTTAGCGCACGATGAAAATGTAGAACTTAGAAGTTTTGGTATTAAAGCTGCTGAAAACAACATCATTAAGTTGTCGCAAGACCAAAAAACAATATCTTGGGCTGCTAATGGAAAGAAACTTATGACAGTTCCTTTTGACGAGCATCCATATTCAGCATTAGCAAGTTGGTTTAAGACTGACGAAGGTATGCTGGCATACAAAAGTATAGAGAAAAAATTCTCTTAACAAGTAACTATATTTATGAGGGGGTAAGTCAGTAATAATCTGACCTACTCCCTATAAATAAAATAAAAATTACTATGGCAATAAATATAGATACGGCTTATAAAACCGTACTGTTAATACTTAACAAAGAGGAAAGGGGTTATGTTACTCCAGACGAGTTTAATAAAATTGCTAATCAAGTTCAACTAGAAATATTTGAACAGTATAGTGATGACTTAAACCAGCAACTAAGAGTTCCTCAGTCAGATACTGACTATGCCAATAGAATTGAAAACATTGACGAAAAACTTTCTATATTAAAATCATTTTCAACAACAAACTACAACGCTAACGACCCTAACGATATTCATTTTGAATTAAAGAATAACGTAAGCGTTTCTCTACCAATTTACAGATTAGGGACTGTAACATACAAAGAAGAAGTCGAACTACAAAGGCTTCAAAGAATGGAATTTTATAACATACAAAGGTCTCCATTAACAAAATCCACAGAATCTTTTCCAACATACTTACTTGAGAACAACAAACTCTACGTTAAACCTAATAGCATAACTACGTCTATTGGTGTAAGTTATTTAAGAATACCAACTCAACCAAGATGGGGATACTCGATTGGTACGGTAGGTCAATTGCAATACGATGCAAGTGTTTATAGCCCAACTTCTTTAAATGTCGGTAATGGGACTTTAACGGACGGAATTGGGTATGCTGTAACTGAAGATGCATGGACTGATGGAACTTATACTGGTGATGTAGATAAGGTACTTAATCCAACAAATCCTTGGACATCTAACTCAGCTCAAGGTTCTGGATTAGAAATGTCTTTAACAATTCTAGGTGGAATACCAATTTCCGCAAGCGTTATAAAAGCAGGGGAAAATTATTTGTCAGGAGACGTAATAACTATTGATAGCACAGCGTTTCAGACCTCTATTAACATTAATTTAAATGTAACCGTAACTCTTCAAGATGTTATGTTTAATGCCAATAGCACTTATGGCTCAACAGCTATGGAGCTTGATGTAACAGAGCAAACTAGTTTTGTCATTAAAACATTATTCTATTTTTGGAGTTGTGGTAAAAGACCCTCAAATTATACAAGTTGCAGCAAGACAAATTCTACAAGAAGAAAATAACAAAAAAGCTAATAAGATATGCCAAATCCAAACGGAGGTTTAATAACCGAGAACAACGCCCAATACTACTCTGGACAACAAGGGTTTTTAGGAGATGGTGTAACAAAATCTTTTTCGTGTAGCTTTAATACAGATTTAGTTAGTGCCATATCTGGTGCTGTTAATTCTAATTTTTCAGTGAAAGTAAATGCAGTCACTGTAACTTCTTACACAATGAGTGGGAATATCGTAACATTTACGACTGCTCCAATAGCAAACTCAACCGTATTAGTTACTTTAAACTCTGACGCTCTTATGTCAAACTACGGAGGCTATCAGTACATTAGCCTTGTAGATGTCATAAATAACTTTATAGTGGCTTACGTCGGTGCTGGTAAGCTAATACCTAGTGTAAAAAGAACAGATGTTATCTTTCATGCAAAAAGAGGTATGCAAGAGTTTAGCTACGATACTTTAAGGAGTGTGAAATCTCAAGAACTTAATATATCGCCAAGCCTTACTGCAATTATTCCACAAGATTATGTAAATTATATTAGAGTATTGTCAATAGATAGTCTAGGTGTTAAAAGAATAATTTACCCAAATAACAATTTAACAATAAATCCTAACGAAGTTAATATACAAGATATTGATGGAGTTCCAATCCAAGGTGGTTTTGGAGAAAATATTGAAAGCGCTCCTGCAAGAACTGTAGATAGATGGAGAGGCGCTGACACATCAAAGATAACTGGTGGTTATACAACTGACCAATTAAACGATGGAGTAGACTCTTTTGAAAATGGATTTGACTCTGGATATTGGGGCGGAATTGATGGACAAAGATACGGACTTGAGCCACAATATACACAAGTAAATGGATTTTTTGGTATAGATGATAGGAGAGGTGTGTTTACATTCTCTAGTAACTTGAAAGGTCGCTTAGTAGTCATTGAGTACATCTCAGACGGGCTATCTTACGATTTGGACACAAGAGTGCCAAAGATGATAGAAGAGGCTATGTACGCTCACATAATCCACGCTATACTTTCAGGTAGAATAAACCAACCAGAGTATGTTGTAAATAGATTAAAAAAAGAAAGAAGCGCAAAACTTAGGAATGCTAAGATAAGATTATCTAACATAAAAATTGAGGAGATAACTCAAGTTATGAGAGGAAAATCTAAATGGATAAAATCGTAAAATATGGCTGAGGTTAAAAATATTTTTGTGGGGGCTAAGATGAACAAAGACCTTAACCCAAGACTTATATCAAATAACGAATACATAGATGCAAGAAATGCTTCTATAATTAACTCGGAAGGTAGCGATTCTGGAATGGTTCAAAACGTTAGTGGTAACGCATTGCTTACAGATTTTAAATTAACTGGAGTGAACTTAGAAATAATTGGATTTTATGCAGACACTATGAATAATAGATTGTTTGCTTTTATTACCGATTGGAACGACAGCTCCCCTAACAATATGTCAAACTTTGCAGCACCTCAGTCTCATCACTACATTTGTATGTACGATGTTCAGACTGAAACAGGTACTACTTTAGTTTCGGGAAACTTTTTAAACTTTTCTAAAACTCACGCAGTATTAGGTATAGATTTAATTGAGGAGCTTTTATTTTTTACCGACAATAGAAATCAACCTAGAAAGATAAATGTAGAAACAGCTACATCTAATAAGGATTATTACTCCGAAGAGTCAGATATTTCTGTTGCTAAATATTACCCTTGGAAAGCACCTAGGTTATCTAAAAACAATTCTTTAGGCAAGCTTCAACCTAATTCCCTACTACAGCAAGATGTTATTTTAGAAGACACTTTTGGTGGAACAAGTCCTTACATTATAGAAACTTCTCAATACACAGTTAGCCCTGCTGGTGGCTCAAACGCTACATTTAAAGTTTACACTTCGGAAGGTTGGGTTACAAAAGTAGAAGTTGTTGATGCAGGAAGCGGATATAGCGAAGGGGATGTAATTTCTATTGACCCAGTTAATGGTCTTAGCCCCCAAGAAAACCCATTATTGTGTACGTTAACGGCAGATAATTTTCAAAAGGAATCTACAATGTTAGATGTAACTTCTGAAAACTTGCCTTTGACTCAAACCTTGCTCGTTTCTAACGATTCTGCTGCTTCTCTAACTCAGTTTAGTACACTAACTGCTGTCAACTCTAATTGGGTTGGGACTATACTTACTGTTAAAAGCACAGATGGCGTTTCTCAAATAACTTCAGATAGGAAAATAAAAGTAACTGCCGTTGGCTCAACTAGCCCTTATTTAATTACGCACACAGAAGTATCTACTCCAATTGTAGAATCAGATATCGTAACTCTTGGTGCTAATCCTAACTACAATTCATCGTTTATAGGAGATACAAATTTTTTATCAGATAAGTTTGTAAGATTTAGTTATAGGTTTAAATATGACGACAACGAATACTCTTTAACTGCACCATTTACTCAGATAGCTTTTATCCCAAAACAAGATGGATATTTTTTAGAGGACAAAGTTCCTACTAACATTAACGATGATGATGCTAACTCTGATGAGAATAACGCTGTTAAAAGCACAATTATAAATTTCTTTGAAAACAAAGTAAACCAAGCTGAAATAATAATTCCAATGCCAGAAGGCGTTTCCTCAGTCAACGAATTGCAATCAAAATTAAAGGTTTCCGAGATAGAGGTGTTGTACAAGGAATCCGATAAAGTAGCAATACAATCATTAGGGTTTATTTCAAGTTCTGATTTAGAAGCAGAAACTGGTTCTGAGTATGTATACAGATATTCTTCTCAATCTCCAATTAAAACGTTACCAGAAAAAGAGACAACAAGGACTTCGGATAAAGTTCCAATAAGGGCTAAGGCTCAAGAAATCACTGGCAATAGAGTTATATATGGAAACTACTTAGTAAGAACTACTAGACCTCCTGAATTATCTTACACTTCGTTTATTAGTGAGAAATCACAACAAGGACAGTTAAACTCTGTAAATGAAATAGAATATCCTAATCACGTTTTAAAACAAAACAGGTCTTATAGAACTGGGATTGTATTGGTTGATAAATTTGGAAGACAATCAGACGTAATAACATCGAAAAACTCTACGGTGTATTGCCCTTACAACGAAGCTACTGGTAGCTTTATAAGAGACGAGGATGTTTATAGAGGTAGTTCTTTAAAAATCTTATTTAATAGCAGAATACCTTCTGAGTTAGATATTCCAGGATATGCAGGATTGTATAGCGAAACAAACCCTAACGGTTGGTATAGTTATAAAGTTGTTGTTCAACAAAAAGAACAAGACTACTACAATGTTTTTTTACCAACAGCTTTAAATAACTATCCTAAGTATACTCCTACTGGAGCTGGAGTGGTATCTCAAAGCACTGCTTTTATAACTTTGTTTTCGGACAACGTAAATAAAGTTCCTAGAGATTTAAAAGAAGTTGGTGCTCAAGATTTGCAGTTTTCAAGTTCCGCTAACTTATATGGTAGGGTATTTAACACAACATTTGAGGATGATACCCCAACAAATTCTCAATTTATTCCTAGCACTACTCCAGACAAGGTTGTATCAATAGGCCTAAGGGACGAAATTGGAATGAATCGAGATGCGGATGGAGTATTCTACGCAACGTCTCCTTTTTATAGTATCCCTAGTGTATTTCGAGAGACTCCAGAAGAAGCGGATACTAATAATACTGGAAGCAATCCTTATATTGCAAAAGTTGCTACTAAAAAAGCTATTGGTTCTGTTGGTGGAAACTTACATACAATTACAGCGTCTAAGGAGCAAGTTACGTTTAAAAATGTAAGGCTTAATGTATACGAAACAGAACCTTTTAATTCTAACTTAGATATATTCTACGAAACAAGTACTTCTGGATTAATTTCGGAGTTAAACGACCAGATAAATATAGGTACTGGAGATTCAGTTCCTTTTGCAATTAGCGGTTGGTCTTTTAGTTTGAGTGAATCAGATGAGCCTGAGTCTTATGTTACGACTGCACCATTTGACATATTAAATGCTCAAGGACAATCTTTGACTTTGCAAATAGCTGGTCTACCTGAACCTAATATTACTGCAAGGATACTTTCAGTAAAAACAAGGGATGGTCAAAATATTATTCAATCAGGTAGCTTAAACCCTGTTTTTATATTAGAGCAGAATACTTCGTATAGAACTTGGAGTATAAAAACAACTGCATCTCAATATTTTACATATACTTGGGGTAGCGTTAGTAGAGGCAAAGATGTTTTCCAATTCGAATTTGAGTTTACAAATACAGTTTCAGAGGATGGAGTTGATGTAGAGTATGTTTCAATAATTGACCAAAAGGATTTGTCAAATTCATTAACAAACGAAGAACCAATAGAGACCACTGTTTTTTACAGAGGCCCTAATAAAACATTGCCTTTCCCCAAAAAAACTTTGCCGTTGTTCCCTTATTATGGACAAACCTCAATTAACCAACCAAGAGAATGGATAGGGTTTGAGTCTGGTAAAACAGAATTAAGTTGGGGGATGGTATCAAAAAATAAAAACAATAATAACCTATACACTGTTGACCAAGGCTGGAGAGATTTGCATGGTTTTAATTTCGAGAATGGCTCAATAAATCCATTAAGCTCAATAAGGAAGTATGGATTAGAGTTAGAAATAACAGATGTATGGATTTGGAATGAAAAAATTGATATTCCATTTATACAAGGAACAAATTATTCTAAATGGGTTTCCCTAAAGTATGAGCAATACCTTTATGAATATTATATTTATGTTGGCCCAATGGATAATTTATTTAGACTAAGAAATAATTCTACAACAAATTTTAATGAAATTTTGCAAATTAATCTTGACAATATTAGATATATTAAAACAAACAGTCAAGGGCCAGGAACTATACAAGCGCCTCTCGATGACGCAACCAAGTACAAAGTATTTATGAACGTAAAAGATGCTAATCAAGGTCAAGGATTTAAGCAAATCAGGACATTCTCTATTGACGTTAGCTTAACCAATGTATTAAATATAGATAATTAATTAAAATGGCTGTAACTAAAGAAATAACATATTTCAACTCTTTTCTAGTAAAGAAGGTTATTCAAAAAACTGGAGCATCTACTGGGTATCCTACTGTTAGTGACAAAGCAGCAACTTGGCCAGCTCTGCCTTGGAATCCAGAGGGGTATCCGTTGTTCCCTCTACTTGCTGACACTGATACTAGTGCAAACTCTTCTTGTTGGTACATAGAAGAATCAAGAATTAGAGGTGGGTATAATAACAAACAAATAGATTTTGGAGTAAAAGCCTACTTAACAGAAGATGAAGACAAGGCTTTGACATTGATTAATGGTTTAATATATTCGGGGCTTTATAATCTTAGAACTGGGATAAACCAAACAAACGTATTTTCTACGGGAGAGAATATAACGAAAGAACTAGACCCTAGTTACGGAGCCATTCAAAAACTATTTGCATCGGATACAAACTTAATAATATTCCAAGAAGACAAAGTAAGTAACGCTTTAATTGACAAAGATGCAATCTACACAGCAGATGGCAATCCTTCTCTTACAGCAACGCAACTTGTTTTAGGACAGATAAGTCAGTATTCAGGAGAATATGGCATTAGCGACAACCCAGAGTCGTTTGCTTTCAAAGGATATAGAATGTATTTCACCGACAAAAATAGAGGTGCTGTAATGAGGTTATCTAGAGATGGTCTTACCGAGATTAGTTCTTATGGAATGAGGGATTATTTTAGAGATAAAATGTCTGACATTTCAAAAACCCCTCAAGCAACAGAGATAGAATTGAATTTAGCAGAGCCTCAAAACCAAGTATTAGGAAATGTGTTAAGTTTGTTAGATTCTACTTCAAACTTATTTAGTGATATAGAATATGGTATGACTATTTTTGGTGGGGCAATTAGCCCTAACGGTTTGTACGTTATTGATATAAATTCAAGCAATAGTACTGTAACATTAAATGCAGACATTGTTAGCTTTAACAATTCTCCCACTACAACTCAACTTTACAAGTCTAAGATAGATAGAATAGTAGGGTCTTACGACAATTACAATGATAAGTACGTAGTGTCAATGCAGAATGTTAATGCTTCTGAATACAACACATTATCTTTTAATGAATCAAATAATGGATGGACTAGCTTTTGGGACTACGACCCAAGTTTTGGTGGTACTTTAAATAACACATACTACACTTGTAAGTTAGACGGAATATGGAAACATTACGAAGAATCAGTGATTAATAATAATAGAGGGAATTTCTATGGTACTTACTACCCAACATTGGTTCAATTGTCTTTCAATCCAAACGTTTCTTTTTCTAAAAACTTCCAAACAGTGAACTACGAAGGAAGTAACGGATGGCAAGTAGATTCATTCCTATCAGACCCAACGGGAGCTTTGCTACCAAGCAGTTTGAATAATAGCTACAAAGACTCAACATCTTCTGTTTTAAGTTACAACGAAGGGGCTTATATTGAAGCAGGAACTACTTATAGAGCTGGCTTTAACTTGAGAGAAAATAAATACTATGCTAATTTAGTTAATGTTGGAACAACAGCAAATGGGGATGGGTTAATTTTACAAGGTATGCCAGGACAAGTGCTCCCAAATACTAGCGTTAGCGGAATAAAAGGATTCTTTGCGACAGTAACAATAAGCACTGACAAAACGACAGATATAGGTGGGCAGAAAACATTGTTTGCAGTGTCATCAAATTACACAAAATCTTAAAAAATAAAACATGATAGGAGCAATTCTGCAGGTAGGTGCAATTGGAATGAAGGTGGTTGGAGCAGTAAAAAGTTACAACGCATTAAAAGACCAAGCACAGAAAGATAAATTCAATATGAATAGGCAACAAGATTTGCTTAGAGACCTTGAAAACTCAAGACAAACATTGACAAACCCTTACGCTAATTTAGGTGTTGCTACACAAGCAGCCGAAATGGAAATAGAGCAAGCAGATATTGCGTTGGCAAACACCCTTGATACTATTAGAGCTACTGGTGGAGCAGCAGGTGGTGCTACGGCATTGGCTCAAGCAGCGTTGCAAAGCAAAAAAGGTGTTGCAGCTAGCATTGAAAAGCAAGAGGCTAACAATCAGCAAATGCAAGCTAGAGGAAAAGAAAGAATGCTTATTATGCAAGAAGATAGAGAGAACATGGGTCTTGACAGACAAGCGGCATTAGCTGACCAAGCTGCGAATCAAAGTAGGGCTTCTGATACTAACCAAATATTAGCACAGCAAGCGTTGTTTGACTTAGGTGGAGATGCACTACAAGCTGGTGCTTACGCAGCAAGTTTAGGTGGTGGAACTCAGACTAACCCTTACGATGGTTCGGCAACAGTAGGAGGCGTAGGCGATTCAAGTACAGGTTTTGGAAGCGGAAATATTTCCAAAGGCTTTGGAGGTAAAGGTTAGTAAATAAAATAAAAACATGAGTTATAGAAACCCAAGAGTAGTTATAGATAATAGATTAGGTGAAGCTTTCATTCAAAATACTAAAGATTTTGGAGAGAGTTTGACAACAAGTGCTATTAGTGTAGGAAAGCAAGTTCAAGCCCGTAGAGAAATTAACGCAAAGATTGTTAATGATATAAATAATTATCAATCAAAAGTAGATGATAACTTAGTAAAAGTTGCAATCGAAAACAAGACCGATGTTAATAGTTTTATTAATGGGACAAAAGACATGGCTAAGTTATTTAAGCAAGCAAAGTTTAGAAAACTAAAGAACCAAGGGTCTTATGAGGGGATGGATGAAGATGAGGACTTAATTAGGTCTTATAGTACATACGTTCAATCTGCTGGTAGTTATATGGCTGCAATGTCTTCTGCAAGCGAAGAGTATTCTACCACATTGGATTCTAAAGGAATGGGTAAAGCTCCAGGACAAATAAGTTCAGATAGCGACTCTAGGTGGATTATTGCTAATAACTTAGCTAGGAGTGGTAATAATTCTTCTGGCAAAATAGAATACAAAACCGTTTATGGCGGGCCTGCTTCTGGAGTACAATTAATGATGGTTGTCTCTGGAGAATCTATCAAGAAAGCTAATGAAGAGTTAGCGGAAAGAACTGGAGACAGTAGTTATCTTGAATCTGGAGACACTTACACATTGTCTGCAAATGATTTGGCAAGCAGAAACACTGGAAGTAACGCTAGTCCTTTTTCTAAAGGGCCTTATTCTATTAACCCAGACATGATTGGTTCAGGAGAAGAAGGTTCTACTGGAGTTTTAAAAGATTTTATTGCAAATAAAGTTATAGGTAAAAATAGGAATTTGACAGATGAGTATATGTCTCAACCAGAAACTGTTATTAGAAGTGTTATAATTGATGGTCAAACAAAAAAATATTATGTGGACGGCAAGACTCCAAACACAAAGAAAATCGAAGAAGACATTAAGTCAAGCACAAATAGTTACATTAATTCTACAGCTAGACTAGGTGGAAATGCGATGAATAATTTGTTAAATGGTATAGCTAAATCAAGAAAAACTGCGAGTGGAGAAGTAGAGCTTTATTACAATCCTGCATTAAGAAACGAAGATGGACAGCCACAGAGAGATGAAAGCGGTAAGGTTTTGTTTGGCCCTGAAGTAATACTTAGTGACGATGGGACTTTAGAAACAGATTACAACGATGAAACATCGGGTACATTTGGGTACACTCCAGAGGTTATGAATAAATTAAAAGATTTTGCTCTTCATTTTGCTGTTGAGAATGTTGGTGGATTTAACGACCCTACTGAAACAGAAAACACAAAGAAACAATTTATTAAAGAAGAAAACCAGAGAAACCAGACACTCCTCGTACTTTAACTTCAGGAGAAAGAAGAGATGTTTCCACTACTAATCTAATAGATACAAACCTATTAAAAATATCTACTAAAATAAAAGACGGATTGCTTTCAGAAATAGACTTATCTGGATTAGATGGACTAAAAAGCGGGTATCAGTTTATTAGCGACCCTGACGATATGGGATGGGTTACAGCTCAAGGCCCAAAAACTGCGAAAGGGGATGCTGGAGAAAAAGTTAGACTAGATTTTAGAACAGAATCAGCAACAGAAGAATCAAGACAAAAACTTTACAACTTACTTCTTTCCGAAACCAAGGTAGTACCTCAAAACGAAAAGCAGAGCGAAAATCCAGATATGGAACCATTGATTCAGACAATAAGCAGAATGAGTGATGGGATTGAAGATGATGAATTTATCGGTCTTTTAGAAAAGCAAAATTATGGAGGAAAGTCCTATAAGGAATTTTTAAGCCAATACGGAATAGAATTGAATTATAGTGCGTTTGATGGTAAAGATATATTAGATGTAACGAGTGGAGGGAAAACGTATGCTGTAAATTTAAAGGATGCTAACTGGAAGAAAAACCTTAGTAACATATTTAAAAAAGCCGTTGGGAATAAGACGTTTTTGGAAGTCCAACATAATTAATAAGAAACATTTGTAATAAATAAAATATGGAATCAGGCGATAAAGACGTTAAAATCTAAGTTATATAAGCAATACTTAGATGCCAACATAATAGGAAAGGCTACTACTAAGGAAATGTTCTACTCAATGAATGATGAGCAAGCTGAGGTTTTATTTAAACAAGGTAGAGATGCTAAAATCATAGGCGATGCCACAGATTTAAATATGTTTATTGGAGGAGTGAGGGGTGACACTTCGGGAAAGCAAAGTGCTGTTGTGGAACAAAAGGTTGCAAGCACAACAGCAGATGTTTCTCAGGCAGCAGATACGGAATTGTCATTGGAAGACACTTCTTTGGAATCATTAGAAGTCTCTAGCAAAGAAAAACCTACGTTGGTTGAAAGAGCTTTTGGAAAGAATGAAGTAACTGATTTTTTTGGCGATATATATAGAGCAGGTTCTCAAGGTTACTTGCAATCAGAATTAGTTGACCCTAGCATTGATGTTTTGAACTCAGGAGCAGAATCTTCTGACCAAGAAATATTAAGATTTATAGAGACGCAAAGTAAAATATCAGAAAACAGTTCTCAATCTGACGAGATGAAATCTTTTGATAAAGCTTATGACGAAGAAGGTGGTGGGTTTTTTGGTTTATTGCAGGAGTTATTGAAAGTCCAACAGTTTTGCCTAGCTTGCTTGTTAGTTCTTTATCTACCCAAGTAGGTTCTCTCAGGTCTGATGAAGTAGTTACCGCTACGGCTGTTGGTGCAGGTGGAGGAGCAGTAATTGGTAGTGTTGTCCCAGGAATAGGTACTGCTACTGGAGCTATTTCTGGAGCGTTTGCTGCTGGAGCCGCAACGATGGAAGCTGGTTTAACATTTGCCGAATTACTACAAGAGAAAATACAAGGAGAGATGACTATTGAGTCAGTTAGGGCTATTCTTGATAGTCCAGAAGAAGTGGAAGATTTAAAGAATAAAGCTATCAGTAGAGGAGTTGCTATTGGACTTGTAGAAGGTCTTACTGCTGGCCTTGCAAAAGGGGCTACTGGGGCTATTTCTAAGACCGTTAAGACATCAAAGACCGTAGCTGGCAGAACTGCTAGCAAAGTTGCAGCAGGTGCAGCAGGTGGAGCCATAGAGGTTGTAGGTGGTGGTGGTGGAGAAGTCGCTGGAAGGTTAGCTGCTGGACAAGAAATGGACGCTAAGGAGATAGGATTTGAGGCGGTGGTTGGGTTATCAACAGCACCCGTAACTGTTTTACCAACGTTAGCTAAAATAAAGACAGTTAGCGAAAGAGTTAAGTTGACTAATGAAGCAAAGAGAGGTGGATATAATACAGTTCATTCTGCATTCAAGCCCGATAGCAAGATTGACGAAACTACTTTAGACTTGGCTTCATCAAAAAACTCGTCTAACCTTGTTGATGAGCAAGTGGAAATAGAGGTTGCTAATAAAAGAATGAGTCAAGAAGAAGCTGACGCAATTAAGATTACGTTTAGAGAAACTCAGTCAGCTGTCAATACGGTAAACAAACAAGATAGACTTAAAGGGGATTCTAAAATTGAAGCCGTAGAACTTTTAAAAGAAGGTGATAGATTAGAAAAGAAAATAAAAGATATCGACAATAGCAGTTTAAGTGCTACTGAATCAAATAGACTTGCCGAAATAAAAATAAAATTAGAGTCTTTGGTAAATGGGGAGACAATAGCTGAGACAGAAAAACCATCCCCAATTGTTAGTGAAGATAATATATTTACAGACCCCACTGACGAACAATACGCTAGTATTAACAGAAACGATGGAAAGGGAAACCAAACAATATCTAAAGCTGAATACGATGCTATTATTATTGAACAAGAATCTAATAACACAAATGATTCCGAAGTGGTTTCCGAAGAAGCTATTTCGGATGGTTCTGTAGTTGAAGAAGATGCCGAACAAGAGTTGGGGTCATTGAAAGATTCAAACCCTAAGAAAAGTCAAATCTATTTAGACAGGAAGATTAAAGTTCAGGAGAAGTTTAAAAATTAATAGCGATAGCTAAAAGAAAGTATTCGTCTAATAAGAACTCTACTGCCGTAAGCGATTTAGAGCAAAAACGAGATGAAGCCTTGGCTGATTTAAGTAATAAAGAAGACGCTGAGAGTAATAAATCTAAAGGAAAGGTTGAGAAATTGACAAATACGCCTCTTGTTGAGGAAGATAATGACGACATAAACCAAGACGATTTAGATGATTTAGATATATCTATCAACGAGATGGAGGATTCAAGACCTGAATTAGTTGGTAAAAACACCATTGATGACGGGGGGAGACTTTCGAGATATTTTCTATTCAGAAGAAAAAAGACGGCACCTACGTAGTGAAAGCTAAGCAACGTCTGACTACTTCTCAGCAAAATAAAAGAGGTAAAGGTAAATCTGGAACCATAAAGAGATATAGTGGTCAAGATGCAGAAAGAATAGTAAAGGACTCTCAGTTAGGGGTCTTTTCTGAGAGAGCTCGGCCCGCAGGGAAAGAAAAAGTAAAGACTAAAGGGAAGTCTAAACCTTTAGCTCCATCAAGCAAGACAACTTATCCTTCAAGGGAAAAGCCTACAATTGTTGTAAAGTCTGGAGAGGAGATAGAGTCAGAATTAGAGGCAGAGATAGCTAAAATAGAAGCCGAAGTTGTTGGATTTGAAGAAGCCGTAGTTGATGAGTTAGCTTCTAAGGATGCTACTAGAGATTTAGTTACGTTTAATGGCAATATATACCAAGTAACAGAAAAACCTAATGGGGAATTTGCAGTATCAAAGATGCGCTCTCCTGACGGGAAACTCGTAAACTTAGGAAAAGATACTATCGAGAGAAAAAAAGCAATATCTCAATACAAAAGAAAAAAAACAATCAAGTCTAAGGAGTCAATGACTGAAGCCGAGCAGCTACTTGATGATTACAAAAAACAAAGTACAAGACCGAATTGAGAAAGCCTTAGATAACGCTATTGAGGCTCTGGCTTTAGGGAAACTTAGAGGCAGATGAACGACGTAACCACTGTGTTGGGTACAGTTGTGGCTAATGGTCTATTAAGGGCTGTTAGGGTTAGTTATAAATTAGGAATGACCCTCGTTCAAGCTGTTGACTACCATTACGTCACAATTAAAGACTCTGGAGTATCTAAAAAGGAGTTTTTATAGGTTCGTAAAAAGATTCAATAAATTCTTACTCAGCAAAAAACAAAGTAAATGATACCTCAAAATCTAGTAAGGGTAACGTTGAAGAATCGGCTGTTGTTAGCAAGCCCACTGTAGATACGGTAAAGGGTATGAAGAAAAAGCCAGCTCCAAAAGACGTAAAAACAGAAACGGAAGGGCTGACTCTTTCCGAGCAAGTTAATCAAGGGTTGGAAGAATTGCTCGCAGCGAATAAAGAAAAGAATCAAGTAAAAAAAGCTGCTGCAATTGAAAAGTCTAAAGCTAATTTAGAAAAAGCCAAAAAATCATTAAAAGCAAGAATAAGTAAGCTTAAAAACAACAACGAAGCTAGGAAAATATTATCTACTGAAGCTAAAAAATAATTAAAGAGTCTAAGCTTAGTGAATTTTCTAAGGGTACTATTAATAAAATAATTACAAACGTAAACAAAGCCAATACTAGCAACTTGCTAAAGATGGTGGACGAGATTGCGGATGTTGTTAATAGAGACATAAGTAGAAAAGATAGGCTTAAAAGAATCAAAGATAGAGGTAGGGCTATTAAGAACATAAGAAATCTTGGGGACATTAGAAAGGTGCTAAAAGACGATATAAAAACTTTACTGGGTTAAATCATAAGTATTTATCTCCTGATGCTTTAATTAAATACGATGAAGTAATATCTAACTTAGTCCCTAAAGGCAAGGTTCTTTCTAATGAAAATTATCAGAGTTAATTAAGGAAGTTAATTCCTCTTTTAAAAGCGACTTGCTAGATGCAGAGGCTTTAATAGATAGGATAGAAATAGACGAAAGCAAATCATTTACAGAAAACTTAAAGGCTTTTATTAAAAAACAAAGAAATAAAAAAAGAGCAATACGATTTACTTCTTAGGTTCAAAGACTTAATGTTAGACACAAAAGAAGACCCTACTGACGGTATGACCAAAGAGGAGATTGATGCCATCAAAGGAGAGAAAGATGCCGCTAAAAAGGAAAGCTGCTGAAGATGATTTTTCTGAGGCAATGTTTGAAACCAAAAACCCAATAAGAGAACCAAACGAAAATGAAAAGATTGCAATAAAAACAGCAAAGTCTTTAACTTTAGTGGATACCGAAGGTATGAATATATCTCAATTGAGGAAGCTAAATTCAGGACTGGAACTACTAAATAGCGGAATGGTGGGTAGTGATTTGTTTGAGTCTTTAGAAATTGTATACGGGTTAAGGGACAAAAGGTCTATTCCAACAACCGAAATATCGGAATCAGGTGTTATTGATAAAACTTTATCTAAAGTTAGAAGTGGTGTTAAAAACATATTTATATCTGATAAAAACAAAAAAGAAATATCTATTAAAAATAGACTAAGGTCTGCTCCTATTATAAACATAGAGCAAGTGTTAAAGACCCAATCTAAGAAGTTTAAGTCAACTAATATCTACCAAGCTTTATTTAGACCTAGTGCGGTTGCATTTGCTAACGTGGAGGACAAGCTTAACGACAACGAAAAAACTCTTAAAGCAGCAGAATCTTTATTATCTAGCAATCAAAAACAAAAAGTTTTGAACAAAAAGTCTAGAATTATGATTTTTCAAATACAAAAAGAATTTGAAAGCAATCCAGACAATAAGGAAGTAACACCAGCCGCTGCTTGGATTAATTTTACAATAAAATCTAAAGAAAGTATTTATGACGAAAGCGAGTTGGCTATATTGCAAGAAATACTAGACAAGTACTCGGTGGATGGAGAAATTGATTTGGCTTCAATAGAAAATAGCTTTACGGATAAAGAAAATAAATCTAAAAAATTAATAAGAAATGTATATTTAGGTTTTCAGGATTTAGCAAAAATGGATGCAGAAAGACAAGGCTTGCCCTTTGTTTTAAGGGAGAATTATGTCCACTTGCCAGAAGATAGTAACAAAAGAAATGAAGTTACTGAGTCTTTGGATGATTTAAAAACTTCATTTACAAAGCCCTCTGTAAAAAGCAAGTTGTTAATACAACGTAATGGGAAAGCACACTTAATATCTTTTGACCCAATACAAAACGCATACTCTGCTTCAAGAAAGACTATAACTAGCTTTTATATGTCCCCAGTCATAAAGAGGGCAAAGGTCGCTTTTCGGGCGTTAAAAAAAGAAGTGGAAGGAACTAAAAATTCGGATTTAGTTCAATCATTAGAAGAAGTGTATGATGACATACTAAGGTTTGAATACCAAAACGTAACCAAAAACAAAGCTCTAATAGAGTCTGTAATAGACGTAATTGGCAAAGCAGGGTACATCGCTCAGTTGGCTGGCCCAGTAAAGGCAAGTTTTGAGCTTGCTTCTAACGCAACGCATGCAGTACTCTCAAGACCTCTTGCCTTTATTTCAGGGGTAAATGCTTTATCTGATTCAAATGTTAGTAGAGCTGAATACGACAGAGCCATAAAGGCTTTGCCTACAACTCAAAAAGCAAGAATATCTGGAGATGCAGACTTGTCCAGCAAGGAAGTTGAGTCAAGACTTACTTCGGAGAAGAACTTATTTAAATCAGGAAAAACCACTTCGGAAGGAAGAGCTTTCTTGAAACAAGGACTTAGTTTTCTATCAAAACCTCTAAAGGCTTCTTATAAGTTTAACGAAAGTTTGATTGCAAGGCCAGATACTACAATTGCAAGACCATTATTTGTTGGCGCTTTTAATGAATCTTTTAAAAAATATACAGGCAAAAACCCAGATTGGAAGAAATTATCTTCAGACGCTTCGTATAGAGATGAATTTAGCGAAGCTATCGAACAAGCAACGCTTAGTGGAGATAGAGCTGTGACAGATTCCGTTGCTTCCAATAATCCATTTGAAGGTATCTCGAAAAACATTAAGGACAAAGATGCTTCGTCCATAAGACAAGCCATACAGATGGCAAATAGATACATGACTAGGTTTAGGGTTTTTGAATACTATTCTGCTGTAAAGGGAGTTGAAAACTTACTTGGGAAAGGAGAAATATCAAGGGTTGAAGCTGGAATGCTACTAACTGCAACCGTTGCTCGTATGACTATGTATAAAATGGGTATTGATATAACTATGTCATTAATTTACCAAGCTATGGGTATTGATGACGAAGAGGATGAAATAGATTTAGACAAAGACCTCACTAAGTCAGTCCTTTCTGCTATAGTTACATTGTCAATGGGTAGAAACATTGGAAACTTAGCTCAAATGCCTTTTAATTACGGTGTAGAATGGCTGAATAAGTCTTATGGAGATGGGTTTACTAGAGAAGGAGAGTACAATTCTTTCAAGGATGGTGTTGTGTGGAATAAAATACCTTTAGACGACAACATTCAAGACGACATTTTGTCTGATATGTTAATATCTTCTTTAGGGCCATTCAATCCTATGGCTAAGACTATTTTTAGAGGCTCCACTTTGGCTGGAAGAACCGTAAAGTCAAAGAAAGAAGAAACACGAGAAAGAAATATGAACGAGCTTCTTACTAGAATACCTTTCGAGGTTGTTGGGAATTTAGGGATTATTCCAGCTTATAAGGATTTAAGAAAGATATACTTGAAGTCTTTGTTTAACGATAGGGACAAGAAGGATAATAAAAAAATCTACATCCAAAGGTAGCTTGATGGGAGATTAATTAACATAAAACAATAAACATGAAGTATAAAATGAATGGTTTCCCTCAAATGGGAAACGGAATGGAAACGGAAACGGAAATGAAGAAGAAGAGCAATCTCAAGGAATGAGAGACTTAAATTCGTTAAGAGATTCAAGGACAATCGACACCACTGCCAATTCTTCTAGTTTAGTTATGTTTGATGAAAATTTAGATGGAGGAGAATGGTATTATCCAGCTAGGGCGACTCCAGCCGCACCTACAGTTGAGCCGTCAAGTTCTGCTACAAAACGCATTTCAAAAAACCTATGCGTAAATCAATGGATAAGATGGAATCTAAAGATTATAATTTAAAAAGTAAAAAACAACATCTTCGATAAAGACTCCACCAAAAGCAAAAGTTAAATACAATTTATATTCTTCTGCAAGTCAACTTGGTAAACAAGGCAAATCGGTTGGGTACACAGAGACTTCTGTGCCTGGAGCAAAGAAAGTGTTAAGGCAAAATATGTCAATGGCCACATACGAAAATAGGTTGAAATAAAAATAGTTAAACAAAGGGACACGACAAATAGGCGTACCATACCTAAAGTTCCTGCAACCAAAGAACGCCAGTAATTAATTTTACTGGCGTTTTTTATTTTACTTTTCTATTTTCTTAACCAGCTTTTTCATAGCTGCAAATTGTCCCCAAGTTAATTGAAACCTTGCATTTAATTTACTTACTATTTCAACATCAAACCCTTCTCCGTTTTTCCAGTCAGTGACTTCTATGAAGTCGTGTTCGTCAGCGAGATGGTCGTTATTTTTTAAATTGCTAAACACTGCTTTTCTATTGTACTTATCCATAATTTTTATTTTTATTTATTTAACCAACGCTTAAAATATAAAATGAATAGCCCCAGACACAAGCGGTTTACACATTCGATTGTGAACCATTAAACTTAAACCAAGTGCTTGCTTGCGGTCTGTTCCGCTTGGGCTACTCATCTTATACAATTGTTATGTGGCATTTGTTTCAATCTTCCAATACATACTGCAATAATCAGAGAAGTTATTCCCTCAGTTATTCCCTCAGTTATTCCCTCATTGTATCGGAAATCCATTACGTTATATGTGGTTAAAAAAGTTATTTATAACTTCTTCTCGTTCTTCATCATTACAATTAACTGCTACACTTTCTTCATCAAAGTACTTCCACCACTTCTTTAACAGTTCACGTTGTTGGCTAACATCGGGTATAGTTAATAAATCTAATTCGTTTACATAATCAAGCAGTTTGTAATATTCATTAAGTGCTAACGAGCGTTGGTAGGTGTTTAATTTTACACCCATCATTTGATGTTTTAAGTTTTCTATTTGTATTTTCATTTTAATAATATTTTATCGTTATTAAATCTCACTAACCATATACTCAACGTTATGCCTCATTATACTCATTCGGAAACCCATCTTCTAAAAGAATAGGCTTATTAGCGCACTCTTTCATTTTTTCTAACACCCAATATATACCTTCTATACTTTCAGCCCCTACGCTCACCCCATTTGCAGTGTAACCATTTGGTTTACCTTTTTATCATAGTAAACTTCGTGTATCTGAAAAACATTTCATCCCCATCTTTGTGCGCTAATACTCTGTGATTCCATTTCATTTTCTATATATGTTTTTAAAACGTGTATACTTAATTCTTTATATCTATACATAAGCAATAGGGCGGGCTGCAAATGAACTTGGATACCTCCCAAGAGCGATACTCGTTCGTCAACTTTCTCGGATTGCGTGTAACATTCCCTACCACTCGTGTATAGCATAACTTATTGATTAAAGATTATCCCTTTAAATATATGCTCAATTACATCTACTGTCCAGCCGTTTCCAAGCATTTTATAACGTTGGCTATTGCTTACGTGGTTTGTGTAATTGTCTGGCACAGTTTGCAACCTCTCGCATTCAATAGGCGATAATTTTCTAAATCCATTTATAAAAACTGCGTAATTATCTTTTTGAACAGTTGTGATAGTGTTTGTTTTGCCATCGTATCTAATTTCTATTCTTTGTTTTGTTAAGCCTTTAGTTTTCATTTTTCCGTCTTGTCTTTTGCCAGCAACAATATAACGCCCACGCATTGCACCGCAAAAAACCAATTGCCTTCTACTTTTTTAAAGTATTGGTTAAGGTTTCCTCCTTTCGCATAATTAGCATCTATGCAATAAGACTTATTTCGGTCAACAATGCCGTTTTCAATAATATCTGCTAAATAAATTTCTTTATTTTTGGTGGTATTACGCTTGGTATGTTAGTCCAATAAAGCCTAACTCTATTTTGAGCAGAAACCAAAGAACTATTTATAATTACAGGTTCGCAACCTAAATAACTGCTAATAACATCTTGGTATTCCTTTTTCATTTTTACATTCTCCATAAGGAAATACTTTGGTTTCAATTCGTTTTTAAGCCTAACAAACTCAAAAAACAATTTACTTCTTTCATCTTGGAAGTTCAGTTGTTTCCCTGCAAAACTAAACCCTTGACATGGGCTACCCCCAATTAGCAAATCAATTTCGTGGTTAAGCATTCCCTTGTTTACAAACTCAACGCTTCCTAATTGTATAGTATTTGGATAGTTTTCCATAGTTACCTTTATTGCGTATTTATCTATCTCGCTTGCAAAATACTTATCTACTTTAATCCCTAATTTATCTAGGGCAATTTGTCCGCAACTCATTCCATCGAATAAACTTAATACATTCATAATTATTATTTTTTATAAGCATCCAGCCTTATAAGTGTACAATATAAGATTACTGCCTTATTATTAATCGCACTCGTCATCTATTAATACATAATTAACTTCGTACTTTGCTATTTTATATTTCTCCTTGTCATCAAACATTCCATGGCAATTAGCTTTTCTGGCGCTATCGACGCTACTAAAATCGTATTCGTTATGGCAGGCTCTGCTGTAACTCCCTACGGCATCGTTTGTGCTTCTGTCTATTATTCTATAAACTTCTTTCTTACTCATAATTTAAATTTTTAAAATAACAGTGCTGGTTGCTGAGTTTTTAGCTATGTATAAGATAAGGCGGCATCATGCTGATTCCCTATCGCGCTAGTACGAACACTGTTATTTATTTACATTAAAAATCAAATATAAGCATTATTTATTTAACTTCACAAGAGCCACCTCCTCCACAAGCAATCTCTCCTGCTAAATTAGTATCGTCATCCACCTCTATTATGTTAATCAAATCAACATCAACTAAATGCTTCATTCTTTCGTGATAGTCAGCTTCCGAGATGTCCTCAAATGGGGCTTGGATATAAGTTCCTCCATCATAAGGAAGTACAGACAACCCATTGTAATGGTTTCTGTTAGCCCACATCCACTCGCCTGCTCTATCCCATTCGTCTGCTTTCAAAGAAACAGTGGCTGAAACATTATGTGTATTAGAACCTTTCCTATGTCCTGGAACCACCCACTCTTGAGCAACTTTTTTAATTCTTTCTAACAAATCAAAAGGAGACTCATCTCTCAAGATAGAACCTTTAGGCGCTTTTTGAGGTATACTAATTACAGCCGTATCGTGTGGTCTGAAATATTCGTCTTCGACTAACTCTGGATGATTTTTACTCAAGTACTGGTACATTGATTCATTCTTCCCTACACGTATTCTACGGATGTAATAATCGTTATGCCAAGCGTGAATACCAGAAGAAGTTCCAAGAGCAAGAGAGGTCGTCCCAGCAGGCTTTACTGTTGTTGTTCTAGCCGCTGCATTAATGCCGATTAATTTTGCAACTCTAGAGTTCTCTTTGTTCACAACCTCGGCTGCTTCTGTCATATCGTAATTAAGGACTGCTCCAGAACCAATCCCAGTCATTGATACACCAATTAAAGCGTCTTTCTCAGTAGTTTCTCTCCATATGCTTCTTAGGTAATGGAACTCTGTATATCCCGCTTGTAATGTACCTATGAATGCAGCGTGTTTAACTCTGTTATTTAGGTCTTCTTGAGACTCAATGTTAGATGCGTTTACTTCGCATAGGTTACAAAACTGAAAAGGTCTTAAAGCAATTTCGCAGTTATGAACAAGAACTCCGCTAGAGTTAAGATAGTTGTCGTCGTCTGTCTTAGTTAGTATATAAAAGTTTTCGTTATCTTCAACGGTGAGGTCATAAACATCTTCTTTTTCTCCAGTGTAAACTAATTCCGTAACATAAACAGCTTCTGATAAATCAACGTTTATATCTTCTTTAGCATACGAGTCGTATTCTTCTTTGTGTTTGCGGTTCCAATCAATTAGAGTTTTTTCTATTTTGTCGGTACTCCAACCCCATCTTTTCCCGTTTGCCGCTATACTATTCCTAGACCCTATCAATTGACGGTGTCTCTTGTTTAGTTTGTGAACTGGATTTCCCATCCCATTCATATTCAATGCCCTCTTTTTTAAGTTGTCCTTCGCTAGTATCAACTCAAGATTTTCTAGTTTATCATTTGTTGAGTCTTCGTCAATATGGTCTATGTTTCTGCTGTTGTTATAACTTCCATTGTGAAACTCCCACATCATTCTATACTGCTTAGAATAGCCATTGGATTTAGAGTTTATATGTCGGTATGACTTTTTATTATTCTTGTTGCTAAAAGAAAAGAATTTCTCCAGCTCCAATCCTACAGAATCTTTTGCTTCAACCCAACCTCCTGAAGGTAATGCTAACCTATGGTCGTCAGTACACTTAAACTTTGATCCATCCGAAAGACAAACCTCAACAGTTTCTTTGTAACCATTGTGATAAGCAACCGCTTGTTTTATCTCTGACTTCCAACCTTGGAATTTATTGTCATAAACAAATATTTTATTCGTATATTTTTCTCTTGCTGAATAAACAGGAAACGACTCCTTCCCTTGAGACTCTTCCGCCAACTGAGCTATTGTAACTCCGTTTCTTCCATCAGCAGTAGCGACTATTGTATCTCCTGAAAAACAACAAGGATTTGTTCCCCAATCTTTGTCGTTGTTAAAATAAATTCCTGGCTCCCCAGCATTGCTAAGTTCAACACGTTTCCATAAATTCATAAAGAACTCTTCAGTAACTTTGTGTCTCATTAATACAGCAGAGTTGTTTGCTCTACCTCTTTGCGGATTTGATTCCCACCAACTGCCAGACTTACAACTAATCATATCATCATCATCAGCAGAAAACAAAGCAATTAATGCAGCTCTTCTTATGCCTCCAGCTAAGACTGCATCGGCAATATGACAAACAATATCGTGAGTTTCTACGGTAGTTAAATTCTCTCCATCTTTTTTAGAGTCAAGAACTGCTGTGATATTGAACACGCATTCTTTTAATGGCTGAGGGCCTGGAGCTTTGCCGCCTGACGTAACTAGCTGTGCACCCTTTGGTCTAATGTCTGAGTAATCAAAGTCAACTTTAGAGTTTCTTTTGTCACCCATATAAGACTTCATTAATACTTTTATGGCATCGGCCCAGCCTTCAATTGAATCTCCAATTAAAAACCTTTTAGTTCTTTTAGAATGAGGTTTGCTTATAGAAGGTAGTTGGCTAACGTGATGATTTTGCACTGAGTACCCTACTCCAGTTCCACCAAGAAGTAGAAACATAATCTCATTGAAGGAATCGACACTATCAATAGGTAGGTATGCGCAATTATAAACTCTGTTAGGAGATATCTCTATCGACTTACCTCCAAATTGTAACGACCTCATTGAAGGTAGAATTTTTTTGTCGTATACTAACTCGTAAGCTTCGTCAATTTGTTTTTCTAATTTTGGGTACTTCTTAACGTGCATTGCTTTGTTGCGGTCAACAAGTTCTGACCACGTTTCTCTTCTGTTTAACTCTGGCACAAATTTAGCATATTTCATGTATACTGTAATATCTGACAGGATTTTATTTGATTTCTCCATTATGTTCTTTGTGTTATCTCTTTAGTTATTTCTTTAATATTATCTTTAATCTCTTTTCTAAAAGTAAGGAATGTGATTAGTAAACCTACAATAGCTATTAGTGATGTACTAGCTATCAATATAAGTAAGTCGTACATTTTATTTTATAACAAATTCGTGACCTATTAAATTAACTAATTCTTTGTGCGTGTATGTTGGTGTATTTATAACCCAATCCCCGTTATCAAATAGAAATTTTAGGGATAAACTTTCCAAACTATAAGAAGCACCTTTAAGAACTCCTCCGATATAAAAATAATTATTAAAATCAAACCCTCTTCTTTTTGCTTCCTTAACTAGGGCTTCTTTTACTTCCGATGTAGTTGCTAATTCCCAATCAAACCATGGTTTACTTATTCTTATTGTTTTGCAATCCCCATTGTAAAATCCTCGGCATAATCCGTAACCTGCACCCAAGCCATTTTTTAAAACATCTTTAATATACCACAGAGTATCTATTTCATTACATTTATACCAAGAATTAACTATTATCTCAGCTTTTACATTTGCTAAACGTTTCTGCCATTTATCTATTTCACTTTCGCATTCTGATTTTAAATATTTCATTTTATTTAGTATTATCGTTATCAGTCTCCCAAGACTTATCTTTACTTTCTTTTTGTTCTTCTTTTTCTAAGTTCGCTTTAAGCTTCTCTAGTGCTAAATCATATCCTGGCATTAGCTTAATTGTTTCAAAGGTTCCAATTGACAAGTCCTTCATATTGCCAATCTCATCCATCAATCCTTGTATAACATTAACTAATGCTTTAATCTTTTTCTCTACGAGGTCTACCCTACTTGCTTTTTGTGATTTCATATTTTTTATTTATTAGTGTAAATTGATAATCCTATTTCTATAAATGGTATATATAGAACGTGCATTAAGTGACTGTCTTGGTCGTAAGTTCTAAACCCTAGAAGTATTCCAGGATACAATCCCAACTCCAAAGTCCAAGTTTTTTATTTTTTTCATAATCTTTGTTTATTAAATTAAATTCTTTTTGTTTTGTCAGTATATCTTTAAATAAGACTTGTCCAGTATTAGTGATACTCCATTTAACCCACTTGTCAAACTGCCTCTCACCGTATCTCTTTCTTGCTACATCTTTCTGGAATCGAGTATCAACTCTATTGTCTGGTCGCATTGTTTTTGATTTTCTAAAATTAGCTGAACTGTCTCATCACACTCGGCTCTATTTTGTGGTTTATATAATGTTATAGATGGTTCTGTCATTGATAACAACGCCTTAAACAACTTGTATCTCAAAGGAAAAGAATCGTTAGCTCTACCTTTTGTTTCAATAATGAAATCAGAACCTTCAAAGTCAGGCGTATATTTTATACCTAAAACTTTCTTGTTGCCTCTATCTTTGTAATCTCCTTTGCCGTTGGCTTGTCTTTCGTAGGACGCTTGATTGAACTCGAACGAAGGTAGTAACTGAAAAGTTCTAAACTCATATCCAAACTCTATGTCTGCTTTCTGAAGTGCAATATACATATATTTTTCCAAACCAGATGCAAAATTAACACCATCGTATGTAACTTTTTTAGATTGCACTGGGCCTTTTTTTCTCTTAAATGTTTTCTTCATTTTATTTATTAAGGGGTTCTATTATACTCACTTGTTTTTGTAATTAGATACATAATTATTTATATTTTACAACTACGTTTTTTAATTTTAAATCTTTTTCCAAAGTGTACAACAAGCTATCTAAGGTGTAGAATATGTCAACAAGCTCTCCATTAAGGAGGTATTCTATTGAATCTAATCTGCCATCCCAAGCGTAGTTGTGTGTTACTTCTACTATATTCTCTTCTATTGTTTCCATAATTTAAAAAAAATGAGTTAATCTCGCTACTTGACCTTCTGTTTTGCTATGTATAAATCCCTCAACAGCCGCCTTGTTTACATAGCCGTTTCGGTGATGCCAAGAATCTGCTGGACTAGGGCTTCTTAGGCTCTCGACTGTCACAGAAATGTAATCTTTTGCAGTCTTATGATGAACGTGGTGAGTATAGAAATACCTATGCTCCGATGTAGCCCAATACTCTTTTGCTTCAATAGACATTAGCTGCCCTAAATCAACTTGCTTTGCTCCATCTCCATGAGTTGTTCCGATTATAGAGTTTCCGTACACAGAGTACTTACGGTGAGCAATGCTAGTGTTAAACGTAATGTTTTTAGACAATCTAAAATGGGTTTTAACAACGTCAGCTAACATAAAACCAGTCATGTAGTCGTGATTAGAAGGGTTAAAAACAAATTCAACATCCGCAATACTTATCAACATTTCCAATATATCTACATAAAGCTTTTTAGCAGTTAGAAAGTTTTCGTACCACATACCGTCAGTGTCTTGTGGAGTTCCAGAGGTTGTTTTTCTGGAAGGCACGTCTGTGTGAAGTATGTCGTTACCGCCAATGAATATAATTTTATCAATATTAAACCCACTTGCTTTGTTAAGTATTCCTTGAACACCTTCTTTAACACGCATAACTGCTATTTGGGAATCGTAATCAACCCCAGTTTCAAATGATGTACAAAGTTTACCAATATGGATATCTGCTGGGTCTAAAACCAAGCAATACCCATCTGACAATGTACTTCTTGTTAGCTTTGGATAGCTTGGAGAATACGCTTTCAAGTCTTGAACTATATTGTCTTTAAACTTCTCGTACATATCGAAGTCGTTGACTTTTTTCTTAGCGTATTGAACCCACTGCTGACCAGTTGTTTTAGAAGTTGAAACTTTAATTATCTCAAAATCTTCAGGGACTTCTATTGGTTCAGATTGTAACTTCTCAATAGTAGAAATAACGTCACCTGCTTTGTCGTACTTTTTTGTATCTCAACAAACTTTCTTTCTTTTGATTCGCTCCGACTTACTTGTATGTTATCCCAATCTTTGTGAGTAACTGAGTACCTAGCTTTTCTTCTAAATTTCTCGGGAGCCTTTAAATCAAAACCCAATATTAAAGCTTCGTCCTCAGACAAATATCTTGTTTTAGTATTTTTCATTTTATTTATTATTAGTTTCTAAATGAACTTGAAGCGCAGCTAATGCCCTCCAAGCTACTTTTGCTAAATGCAATTCATCGTCTTCGTCATAATAGGATACCGAGTGGTCTATAAGATGCCTTGATAGAGCGTCCAGGTGGTCGTTTGATTTGTCTCTATCCCAATGCATCTCTTTGTCTGGGTGATGCTGCTGAGTCGCTTTATACGACACCTTAGATACTTCCTTTATTGCGTCAGGGAAGAAAGATAATACTCCTTTAAATACTGGTGTTTGTTTTCTTGTCGATAAGAAAGATTCTATAGGTGTAAAAGGGTATTCTCTTAAATAATCATCGTACTCTTCTTTTCTTGTTCTGCACATTTTATTTAGTTTTTGTAAATATAAGTATTTAAACGGATGTGTTTTTTCTAACTAAATTTATCATCTGTTCAGCATCAGATTTTTCTTTTATAGCCATGCTTCCAAAATCAAAAATCTCAATACACCAATCATCGGCATCGTTATTTTCGCCACTAATAAAACAAATATCTCCAATATCTAATGTGTAGTAATACCAATCTTTATCGCATCCTGAGCTTTCTGCTGTTTCTTGTTGTTTCTTGAATTTTAAATCTACTAAGTCTTGTTCTTTCATAATTTTATTTTTTATCGTAATAATATCGGTAATACTCGTGTAACTTTTGCCAAACAATATTCTTTGGATATATGTGAGGCGACCTATGTACGTTACCATTTATGTCAATTTCTAACCACCACTGTCCAACTGACTTAGCTACTGGATAAACAGTTATGCTGTTCTTCAAGCACCAAGCGGAAGCTAAGTAATCTTTAGGGGTAACGTAATACACTCCCATATCCCAAGGGTCTTTGCTTTTAATGTTAGGCAAACTAAGCGTCTATCATTTTAATTAAAATTTCATTAACGGAAGCTCTGTACTCTTTCAGAACTTCGTTTCGACCCCACCCAGTTTTTTGTTGAAGTTTTTTCTCAAACAATTTATCTATTTTTTAAGCATTTTAACTTTTTTACTATTTCCCATAATATTTATTATTTATTAATTATTTAAAGTGGTGTAATTCGACCACTTTGGATTTGTATTTATTATTCCCAAGGCATTTTTTCATCCTTCATTGTGTCTGCAACGTGAGGTATATAACAACCAGAGTTTGGCTCCCAAGTAAAGTGAGATTCAGCCCCATTGTCTCCAAGGTTTTGGAACTTAACCTTCAGTACTTTAACCTTTACAGTTCTTTCCTCGTAGTTTCTATGAACCAGCAAGCCATGATAACTTGCATCGTACCATTCTCCACCACCTTTAATGTTATACATTGTAGGTTCCTCTGTCTTTCCGCTATTGTCTTTATACATCTTAGTTGGATGCGCCACAATAAAAACAAGGACATCGTACTTCTTAGCAAACACCTCTATCTTCATAAGGTACTCCATTGTATACCTATTTACATCGTCACTATTGCAGTCTACATCTCTAACTTTATTAAATGGGTCAATTACTAAACACTTAATACCTTTTCGTTTCACTAATTCTGCACCTTTACGAAGAACCGATTCAAGTGTGTAGCGCTCCATATCTATGTGGTAGTAATTGCTATTGCAATGTTCCGCTATGGTGTTCCACTTTTCTCCGCCAATATCCTCCTTGGATGGCATACCCTCCCAAGTCTTACGCATTAGCTTATGTGCATGCAGATAAGTTGGTGCATTCTCAGGCGAAGAAAATGCTGTTTTCCAACCATAGTTTTTATTGTATCCAACAACCATTTGGTCAACAAAATCCGACTTGCCACTTGAAGGGATGCCAGTAACAGTAATAAACTGACCAGTATAAGTTGAGAATATGTTGTCAAAGTTATCAAGACCAATCTGAAATCCCTTTTTAAAACCATTGCGAACGAAATCTGTAATGTCGTCTTCAATATCTCTAAATGTAACAACATTTTCGAGTGGTACGGGTTTTGCGTTTTTAATTCTTGATGCAAGTTTTTCTTTGCCATGCTTTATTAGATATTCATTAGCATCTTTGCAGTCCTCGAATGTAGCTAAAAAGCAAACCTCTGAACCAAGCCTTCTAATCAACTCCGCTTGCAACGCTTGCCCTGCATCGTCAGAGTCAACTGCTAAAATTATTTTTTCTTTGTCCTCGAAATAGTCAATGCAATTATCTAAGTAATCCAGATTGTTGCTATTAAGAGTTGCTCCATTAGGTACAGAAACAACGTTCTTAACACCTGCTTCGTGAAATGCTAAGACATCCATCTCTCCTTCAACAATAATGCAGTGGTCGTATCCTACTGTGCTATTTATGTTGTAAAACACTTTTTCAGCACCCTTGAATAACTTAAAATTCTTTCGTCCATCACGATACTTTACATTGACAAGAGTGTCACCCATAAAGTAATTAAATTGTATTGTATTTTCTTCTTTGCGTGTTTGAGGCATCCACTCAACGCCCTCAGATATTCTCATATCCGTCAAGGTATCTTTAGATATACCCCTGGTCATAAACCAATCCTCTACTTTAGTATTGTTTACCACTACAACTTCTTGCAATTCAGGTCTAACGTAAACCTTCTCCGAATTACCTTTTCTTTTGTATGTATGCAACTGAAAACTATTGCTACAGTTGTGACAAGTGCCTATCCCTCGCTCCCAATCATAAGAAGCGCAGTTGGTTTTTTATTCTCTTGTTTCCTATCGGAAGAACACAAGGGACAAGTCCCCTGCGTTTTACCTTCTGATAGGCCATATTGATTAAACTCATCTATTAAGAATCCGTTTATTTCTGATTTCTCTACGTTCATAGGTTATGTGTTTGCGTGTTACTTAAAAAGGGAGGTCATCGGCAGGCTGTTTCTGCTTATTTGGGGCTTGCTGTTGCTGACCATCTTTTGGTGCTGCTGCTACATTGTCCCCATTAGTCCATACAACCTTTATATTACCTAAGTAAACCTTCGTTGCTTTGCTATCTCTCTCTTCTTTTGATTGAGTTAACGTCACTGGGCCTTGATTCCCGAACTGGTCTGTCTCGTCGTTAATCACGATTGTAATAGGTAGGTACTTACCTTTTTACCTTGAATAATTTTTGTCTTATCAATACTGTCAAGATTGATACTTGTGTTAATAATTGATGCCATAATTAATTGTTTTTGTGTACTATAATGTACGGTTTATAAAAAATTGTTTAGAATTAAAACCTTCTGTCTTGTAAAACATATCGTATATCTCTGTTGCCTTCTTGACTTTATCTGCGCCTCTATCGTAGAACTCCTCTGAGCAGTCGAATAAGCCTATCTGCTGCGTTCCTTTATCTATAACTACGAATAGCATATCGTATCCAAACATCTTGCGGTATATGTAAGCTTGACTGTCGTAATTATATTTCTTAGCAGAAAAGTTAAAACCGTTTATATCGGATGTTGTTTTCAAGTCAACTATAAGTTTCTTGTCGTGATTGATAATATCCGCTTTACCCTTCCACATATTACCCTCAAGTCCAACTATATTTGGAACCTCGTATTCTACGTTACCTCCATTAATCAAGTCGCTGCAAGTGTCGTTTTCCAATAGAGTCTTTACGAGGTCATCAACTTTATCTGCTTCGTGTTTAAGCAAGCACATTTCTTCTCCCGACTCTTCTCGGTAAATTTTAGTGTTACGAGTTGAGGCATCCACCACCTTGAAGTTTTTTAACTTTTCTGGCTCCAGTATTGCTGTATGAAAGTAACCACCTACAATCATTGCTGAGGTTGGCTCTGTCTTTTCTTTTAGCATCAAAGGATTGCTGAATAGCGTACCTATATTTGAATTGCTTAGGTATTGTTGACCAAACTCTCCATAGTAGTCTTCATCAATTTTTAATCTCTCTAGTATTTCTTTCTTGTCCATATCTTAAAGTGTTGTTAATTTAGTTTCTACGTCTTTCGTTAAGGTATACTTTCCTTTGATGTCATCAATACTACCACCTTTTTTAATATACTCTTTAGCTTTGTTGAAGCTATCGCTATCTGACACTAAGGCTTTCTTAGGGGTTGATTTGTCGTGGGTGTTACTTGCGTCGCTGTCTGCTGTGTCGTCTATTAAAAATAGATTCCCAAGAGCATACTTCTTACCGTAACTTGAAGAGGAACCAAACTTCTGTGGCATCTGCATACCCTTTTGCTCAAGGTCAACGCCAACTATACTATTTGCGTGTATAGCATTCTCTCCATCTGAGATAGTGGCAGTCATTTCCATAATAGGGAATGGCTCTGTACTTAATAGCTTCTCTTTCACTGTAACTGTTACTCCTAATTCAATGAGGAAAGGCTTGGTAGCTTCTAGGATATCTTCTGCACTACGGAAGTAGTACTTACCGAAGGCGTTGAACCTACTCTTTTTTGATTTGAATTGTGTCTGGATTATTGCCAGCTTGTCGTTAATTGTTTTCATAGTGTTTATTTATTTGTCACAAATATAGGTTTAATTTGTGACAATTGTTGTTTAAAATAATAAATTAATGGTTCAATTTTTTGAATGTTTCTTATAACATTGTTAGGTTTAATATTTTAAAAAAGCCCACCACTGTTATGTGCTTACTCATTCTCCACAATCTGAAAAAACTTCACAACTCTCTGTTTCGTCAAAAAGAGATTCTTGAAAATTAGTATCAATACTATCGTCTTTAACTATTTTATCAAACCCTTTACTCATTTCAATCATTTCTTTTACACTTACAAAGTTCCTAAAAAACACATTTTTATATTCTTCTGTTGGTACTTTTTCCATTTCATATCCTGTAATAGTTTCTCCAAATTCATCTTTATATTCGTAATAAACTTTTTCAGGAACTCTACCATTAGGATTTCCGTATTTATTTTCAAGGTAATCTAAAAATTCAAAATAATTAATATCATCTTTTACCATTTGCATCAACTTATTGTTACTCTTCTTATAACAAGCACCACAATTACCCTGATACCCTTTTAAAATCAATCTAAATTTTTGTTGATCCCAACCTAAAAATTTATATGCTTTTTTTGTCATTGGTTGCATATTTTTTTGAATTAAAGGGTAAACTAATCTTAATTCGTCTTTTTTTAGCGTTCATCCTATCTATTTCGTCAATTCTAATACCTAATGCTAAATAATATTTTTCCTTACCCCAAATACTTTTTGCATAGTTTTTAATAGGATTCATTTTTAATTCCCTTGTACAATGTAAACGAGAATGATTTGGTATTCCATACTTCTTTACAACTTCTTCAAAAGGTGTATCTGTTGTATTTTTCCAATCTGTATTTCTTGTAGCAGAATTATAATCAACTATTTTAAAACCTGTACTTTTTCTTTGATTATGGTAAACTTTGGCTTCAATCCATTTAATGTCCAACCCAAATTCTTTTTCGCATTTATGTACAAACTCTAAAGTTTCGTTACTTTCAACACCTGTGTTAGCAAAAACAAAAAGCATCTCATATTCGTTTTGCATTTTTTTATTTAACCAATTCCCCATAAAAGCAGAAGTTTCTCCTCCGCTAAATGTAACTAATAATTTTTTCTTACTCATATCTTATATCTTTGTTCGTGCCTCACAACGCTGTTTATAGCCAAACCATTAGCTACAATGGGGCGAACCCGCATTTTTATTTACAAATAATCTAATACTTGGTTGCTGTCTACATTTTCTACTAATGTATCTACTGCTTGTTTCTTCAACTCCGAAACTCTAACGTGCCTACTCACACCTTGTATATCCATTATATCGGCTATCTGCAAGGCTGAGTGTTTATCACAATCCAATCCATAAGACAACCTCAAGACTTCATACTCTCTATTATCAAGGTGCTTACTCATTAACCCTTTTAAATAAGCGTTAAGGAAAGCTATGTTATAAGGCTCAGAGTTGTCAATAATCTGCTGATACATTGTTTCTCCATCTTCATCTTGAGCTACATTATCGAGAGACAAGAATATAGAATTAAAAAACAACTGCACCATTTTTTTGTCATCAGGATTCTTTCGCATCTTATTTCGTTTCTCTTCAGGTATTCTCATAGAGCCACTATTCATATCAATCCTTCGTCTAATAGCACCCTTGATTCTTTTACTAAGAAAAGATTTTAAAGTTTTGTCGATGTCTTCTGACTCATATAATCTAACAAAGTCTACTCTATCTACTGCTCTAACTAAAGCCTCAGCACCTATCTGTATGAGGTCGTTGATTGTTAGTATCCCAATAGCTTGTTCTGAACTTGCAAACTTCCTGGATAAGTTCTCCACTAACGGGAGGAATCTAACTATTAATTCATCCCTACTATATTCAGCGTATGGCTTATCTTCTGGCATAGATGATTTAACATCATTCTTATACCGAACGTAACTCTCTACATTATACTTTTTCATATTTCATTGGTTAAATTACCAATGTGTTCATATTACATCATTGAGAGTGTCAATCTCATTCTTCAATTCATCTCCGATATTCCTTGCAATAGTTTTTCTGTTGCAAGATAGCATCGTGGCTATTCTCGTAATCGTTATCTTTTCATTCCCTTCGTTAATAGACAACATACAATCGTATATGTTATCTTTTGTTACCACTGTACTTCTACCTATCACCGAGCCAACTATCCTTAGTTTTTCTACTTTAGTAAGGCCACACATTGGCTTAAATATTACTTTCCTAGACTTGTTTGGCGGCTGAGTTGTCATCTCTCGGTTCCCGATGTCTTCAATTGTAAACTCTATTAACGAACTTCTTAGGGCAAAGGTAGTAAAACCATTTGACTTATTACAGATAAACTTTGCAATTGTATCAAATTTTTCTTGACCCATATTTTTATTTAAGTATCTAAGGACAAACAAGTGCCATCTAAGAGACTTTAGTGTATTGATTTTATTAGGGGTTGCAAATAGCTGGAAGCATTGCATCGTACCATCTTTATAGTACCATCCCCATTCATAAGATTGTGTCGGCTCATCTGTTGTTGGCAAGCTCCTATATATAACTTGCCTTTTGTGCAAGTATTCTATTTTTCTTTCGTGCGACATTAGCTTGTTAATTAATATACTTAATAGCCTAATGTCACATCCGCAACAAGTGAAGCCGTTTGCTATATTTTTTAAATAAAAAAATGTTTGTTTCATTTACATTTAAATCAAGGGCATCGTTAAGTATGTTGTACTTCAAAAAGTATATCATACTAGCGGTGTACCTTATGTGCCTTATAACTCTAAAAGTCTTCATCTATTCTACGTTTTAGTTCTTCAATAGTTTTCTTTAATGTGTCAGCCACTTCGTAATGCTCCAAGTCTTCTTGATGAAACAATTCCTTTTGCAAGTCTTTTATTTTCTGCAAGTAAATCTCTTTTTGAGATGGCTTCTCTGTTTCTTCTATTTCTTCTGGATGGAATACCACTTGTATCATATCCTCTTTTTCATGCTCTGACATTTGCTTAATAAAGGCATCGTCAATTTCCTGCTGTCTAAATAATAGTCTTTCCACTATCGACTCTAATAGTCTTCCCGCTATCATCTCTGTTAGCACTTCCATTTCTTTTTTTGTCATAGTTTTATTTATTAAAATTAGCATCTATTATTCTATGCAACTTGCCCGTCAGCTCTCTACTTCTCCTTAATGTTGGGTGCTTTAACGGATACCCTTCTCTATCTAGCAACAGGTCGTGTAATGCTTCTATTGTGGCTATATCTGAATCCAATATTGTAATATCGTCCAACCTCTCCGTTAAGTTCCTTCTACGTTCTGCATCACTGTGGCTACATACTATCTTTTTAAACGTATATCGGTCTATTCTTTGTATAAATTCCAGTGCTGTCATATCTTTAGTGCTTTGTTATTATTTAATTGTAATCTTTTTATTTTCTTATTGATACATAAGCTGCATCTATTAAATTCATTAGTGAACTCTTAAAAGCTATTGACGAAGACTTACCTCCAATACTCCATACATTCAACTCGCTAATAGTATACTCCCTATCGTAAGTTTTCCAATCGTATATCGTGTAGTAATAATCCCCAAATCTTACAATCCATTCAACGCTACTCTTCTCTCCTTCCTCAAACGTCTGCGTGGGCTGTCCTAGCGCCTCTACTAACTCAAAATACTTAACACCTCTTAGTGTATCAACCTTGCTGCTACCCTTCCACATATCGCTTGTAATTTCGTCCTGTAATATAGTCTTTATATTGAAAATATAATTATTGATATTACATAGCTCAGGGTTCGTTTCTACAATGGTTTCAATATCGTGTCTCATCTCTCTATCTGTCTCACACAAGTCTTTCATTTTTGAAATGTTATTTATCACTGAAGAATGGTTCCTACTAAGGTAAACACCCATCATTTTTAATGTTGACCTTGTGTATGTTCTTGCTAAGGTACAAAACATTTGCCTGGCTGTAACTAATTCTCTACTTCTGTTTGGCGATAGTACTTCGTTTTTATTAAGACCGTAGTATTTACATACTATTGTCATTATGCTGTCTAATGATTCTAATTCTCTACTCATAATTTTGTTTTTATTTTAAAAAGGTAATTTGTTTTTCGTGTATCCATCATAATGAATCTTTATCCCGCAGAATAGGAAGTGATGCCTATTGTTTTTAGCTCCATTGAAAGATATAGAATGATGCTTTGCATATTTAGATGTTGTTTTTAATTCTAATTCTTGTTCAATTAAATGAACTAAGTTTTCTAATTCTCTAGGTGTTGGTTTGTGGTTACAAATGTCTATAATCACCGCCTTTATTGATTCTGTCATTGGTTCAATTTTTTGAATGTTTCTTATAACGTTGTTACAGGCAATACTACATTAGTCCTCCGAAAATGTGAGCAATTACATTTACAGTCCATCCATTGCCGAGCATCTTATACCTATCTGTATTTGATACTCCTTCTGTATATTTATCAGGTACGGTTTGTAATCTCTCACATTCAACAACTGTAAGTCTATGTATATTTTCATCTCTGTCTTTTGTGAAAGTAGATTTTTGTCCTTTGTGCATATTTGAAGTTAAGCAACTTGCTTTTCCATCAGCATACCACAACTGTTCTAATCTTGTTTTATTTCCAAATTTACCAAGCAACCAGTTTGGGTAATTATTATGAAACATAGGTGTTTGTAAAATATCATATACTACTGTTTTATTCTCTTTTGGTAATTCATTTAAAGGAATATTAGTCCAATAAATTCTCGGTCTGTTGTGTGCTGAAAATAGATTTGAGTTTATTCGTATTGGCTCAACTCCCAACGCTTCTGTAATAATATCTTCCCACTCTTTTTTCATTACTACATTTTCAAGTAAAAAGTATCTTGGTTTTACTTCATTCAGAACTCTTACAAATTCCCAAAACAAACCACTTTTACCATCAAATCCTTTCCCATTTCCAAAAGAACTAAAACTTTGGCAAGGACTACCACCGAAAAGCAAATCTATTTTTGGCAAATCACTACCTTTTAATTCCGTAACGTTTCCAATTTGTTTTGTGTTTGGAAAGTTTTTTTGTGTTATAAAAATTGCTTTCTCATCAATCTCCGAAGCAAAGTAGTTATTCACCTTTAACCCTGCTTTCTGCAAAGCTAATTGTCCACAACTCATCCCATCAAAAAGGGATAGTGCGTTAATCCCGTACTGCCTGTAACACGTGCTATAATCAATAGCGGATTCTGTACTATCCGAAAGTTTCTGCTGTTTATTATCTTTTGTCATAAATTTAAAGTTTTGTGTTATTAATCCGCTACTACTCATAGCACCATCGTTAGCGGTTATTAAGGTAGTCCCATAATTTACCACTATCAGAAAAATCAATATTCTTTCCTTTATCTGTAATCATTCCATCTTTATATTTTACTCCAAAATCCAATTCAAAACAAAAATATTCAATCCAACTTTGACCGTGTTCGCAAAGTTCTAAGTCATTATTCTCAACTTGTAAAACTTTCATCAAAGCGTTATTTATAAGATGATTTTCGGGTAATAAATTTGCTTCAAAAGCATTTGTAAATACTTCCGATAATTTTTTAGCAAATTCATTATCATATTCATATTGTTTTCTTAATGCTTCAATGCTTTCAATAAATAATTCTCGTGTCATAATTTTTAATTAAACAACCGCTAACACACGGTATAGTTAAAAAGCCTATTAAAATTTGTATTTGAATTGCAAGGTAGTGGTTAGGCTTTCAAACCATACCGCAATTCGTTAGGTGTAATATTCACTAAGGCAAATGCTATTATCAACCTCATTGCCAAAAACCGCCCAGCCTTTTCGATCACGTCTTGCAAACATTTCCAGTCGGGGTTCTTCGCTTACCGTTTCAATTAAGTCTTGGAAAAATTCAGGCTTTTTGCTATGTCGTTTTTGCCTTTTGTGTTCCCACCAAGTACTATCTATCCTTTTTACTTTCGGCATCTTACCACGCCTTGCAAGTATCAAAAACTCGGTCGTAGGGCAGTAAACCCCTCCTTGCCCTGTACCCATAGGTTTTTTGCACCAAGTTAATGTTTGGCAATACTTCAACCCCCACGCACTTAATACGGCAAAAGCATCAGGTAAATATTTTTGAGTAGTCCATAAGTAAACCTCACAGTTACCATCACAAAGGCTTTTTACTGGTAGTGCCTTTATATCTTCTACCGTCATCCATTCGTAAGGTAGTGGTGCAGGTTTATTTGCTTCTCCTTGCACCAAAGCCTTTTTACTTCCGCTACCCCAAATGCCGTATTTCCAAGGCGGGTCTATTACTATCGTTTTATATTTCATCTTTCGTTATTTTAATCCGTTCATACTACACCTAACACTGTATAAAAGCCATAGAAAAAACGGCTCATATACTAAACGTTAGTAACAATTATTTTTTTGCCCCACTCTTGCGTGACCAATCTCTACGGCTTTTTCTGATATGTCGCAACCTATAAAATTTCTATTTAAGTCTTTGCAAACTTCTGCCGTTGTAAAAGAGCCACCGTAAAAATCAGCTACTAAATCACCTTTATTACTACTTGCTTTTATTATTCGTTCAAGTAGTGTTTTTGGCTTTTGTGTTGCGTATCCTGTATAGTCTTTGTGTTGTGAACTTAACATAGGTTTTAAATCATCCCACCAATCAATAGGTAAAGATTTGTCGTAATTATAAGTAACTCCGTTTAATACTTTTTATAAGAACCTCCGTTTTTGTTATCAATATAAAGCTCATCTAAATTAAATTTATACTCTTTAGTTTTAGAGTACCAAAATATATTGTCGTGCTTATTGCTAATACTTTTTTGCTTTTACCTCCGCTTCTGTAACACCAAATTATTTCATTCAAAATCTATCATAACCAAATACATCATCCAAAATACACCTTACCCAGTGGCTTATCTTTGTGTCCATTTGTAAATATATACTTCCAGTATCTTTTAAAATACGGTGCATTTCTTTTATTCTTGGTATGTAGTGTTCTTCTATTATTTCTCGTTTAGGTTTTAAAATCTTGGTAGTCTTTGAATTTTCTACCTGTTCCATAAAGTATATCGCAGTAAATTAAATCTACTGTACTATCTTTTATTTCTGCCATTAACTCTAAATTATCACTTAATCTTATATCAATCATCTTTATAAATATTTTAATTCGTACCTCATTAATTTGCCAACGCTCTGAAAAATAACAGTAACTAACAATGTATAAAAGCCATAGAAAAAACGGCTCTTATACCCAACCGTTAGCCACAAGCTGCTACATTATCGCTTTTAATGAAGTTTCCCCATTGTTCAGCCATAGCTTTTGCAATTCCGCTAAAAGTTTTACTGCTTTCCTTTTGGCTTATGTTCTTAAATTGATATTTCTGCCCTCGTTTTTTGCCCCCTGTATTACTTGGTAAGTACGGCTTATATTCGCTTACTATTTTGGTTGGGCTTAATAGTGGTAAATTTTTAATCCACAGCAGAGTTCTTTTACTATAAGGGTGTCCGTATTCATAAGGTTGCACCGCTTGGCTTTGTTTAGGCAATCCAACTACTTTTAACGATGTTGGGTTCTCAACAGCAATATAAGGTATAGGAGCGTTCAATAATTTCATAAACAAATCCTTCGCTTCCATTGCTTTATTAAATCTTTCTTGGCTTAAATTTCCTGCTGTTGGGTACATCCATCTTGCACCAGCTCTACTAATATAAGTGCAAGGTGGGTGCGCTATCATAAGGTCATATTTACCACTATACGCTTCTACAACTGCATCACCTACAATATGCCATTCAGGTTTACCACGACTACATTCTTGCATATCGCAACTATAAGCCTCAAATCCTATTTCTCGGAAAGCCTTACAAACTTCTTGGCTCTCCTCACAAGCTATTAATATTTTCATTCTATTTAATTTTAGTTCTTAATTTACCACAGCCAGATGGCTAACACGGTATATAAAACAGCTTCCTATCGTCAGCCGATTTCATATACAAACCGTTAGGCACAATATTTTATTAATTTTTGCCAACGCTCTTTTGGTTTTTCAAACCAATTGTGGTATTTGCTCTCGTAAGAATAAATAAACCTCTTCCTGTGTTATATAAGGTGTAGAAATCACATTGCTTCTATCCCCGTAATAATCTTCAAATTTATCATTGAATATTTGTTTTATTGTTGGGATTAAAGTTTTATCTTCAATTACTATCTTATAGTTTCTTAATGTTTGTTTTTCATTAAGCACCTTCCACACCTTGCTCCCCATCCTGCATATCCTAAAATCTTCTTGCAATGGTAAATATTTTTTACTCCTTTTATCATCCGCAACAACTAAAATGCTATTTAATTTAAACTGTTTTCTTTTATTTAGCTTGCCACTTACTGGTCTTTTGTAAATATTCAAACAGCATCGTAATTCCCTGTCAGTATATACTCTATTCCCCAAATCTTCACTATGTATTAAATCAAACTTAAATAAAGAGCGTGTTTTGTTTAGTAGTTTTATGCTCCCAATAAAAGCTATGTAATCTCCTTGCTCAACTGCTTTATTGTAAAAACTTCTGAATAAGTTGCCACTATCACCAAATGGGGGGTTTCCAATAACACACCTACCTTTAAAGTATGGCAAATCTAATTCAAGGTAGTTCTTTTGTTCAATGTTTTCTGCTTCTGGTTCAATATCAAATGCAAGGTAGTTGTTATCTAAATATGGTAAAAACACTCCTGCTCCTGCACTTGGTTCAAGCCATTCAGTTATGTTTTCAACTCCAATTACTTCTTTTGTTTTCTTTACACAATACTCTGCTAAATCAGAAGGTGTGTAGTATTTGTCTAAATTTATTTTCATATTCTTATATTATTAAATTAAAAAAATCCCTCCCTAAAAATTAAAAAATACAGATGCCTAACACTGTGTCATACGTAAGTTTGTGAAAAACAAACCAACGCATACACTTAACGTTATGCACCATTAAAGTGCTTCGAACTCAATTTTGTGGTTAAATGAATCACCATTACCGCTTGCATGAATTGCCCATAAATTACCTTGTTTATCCATACCTTCGGCATAAGTTCCGTCAGTTAGTGTAATATCAAGTTCACAATATTCATGTAACCACTCTTGCATAGTCTGCTCATTATCGTTGTGAGCATATTCTGTATTCCAAATAAATGTTTCCATAGTTAAATTAATTAAAATTAACGGTGCATAACAACACCTATAAATCATATTTTTCGTTCCTCAAAATCCGCTTCATAGCCAAACCGTTAGGTGTAATATTAAAAAAGGCACTGTGCTGTGCCAAATAATACCTTGTTTTGTGTTTATTTATTAATATTTGTTTCCAAGTTGAACCATTGATTCATCCCTTCCATGTAAGCCCTTTCTTTTCTCTCCCGTATACATCAAGTCTCCATTGTGAACCAAGTTCGTTAAAGCTCTCCTAATGGATGTTATTGGTGTTTTTAGGAACGCATCAAGAGTTCCTAAGACAGACGCAGATGTAGTAAACATTTTCCCCTTTGTTGTTAAAGCCGATTGAGCGTAATTCATAGCTTCCATTATCACCTGCTTTTGAGTTAATGCTTTCTTTTTGTATTCCTTTAACTTTTCTCCGCTTTCGTTTGTTGTGTTATAATACATAGTTATATATTTTTAATTTGTTTAATTGCTTCAGACCTTAATTCGTCTGCTGAAGTTTTACCGTTTAATTTTTCATAAGAGTGTATCCAATCCAGGACTTTAAAAACTTGGTCGTGACTTTCACAAATTCTTATCTTATTAACGATGTTGTTGTATTCTATTTGATTCCTACCTCTTCGCATTGTCTATGTTTTCGTTAATAACTTCCGTTAGTTCTTCGTAATTAACGCAAGACAAAAAAGACTTTGCGTACAATTCAACTAAATCAAAATCCTCAGTTTTGTTTTTAAAAAGAGATTCTCTAGTAATTTGCTGAATGTCGTTTGAATTTACTTTGTCTTTAAATTCTCGAAACCTTAGTATGTCAGTCCATACGCACCACGTTTCGTAATTAAGGTGCTCGATGTTAGCTCTTACTTCTTCCATAATGTTTATTTATTAGGTTTTAATGTGTTTATCTTTGGTAAATGTAAGCATTTTATATTAAATAAGATGTATATATTTACATTAATGTGTTCATAGTGTTATTTTAAACTCGGCAGCCTTTATTGGTTGTCGGGTTTTTTTGTGGTTTAATTTTTTGAATGTTTCTTATAACATTGTTGTATTCCATAATAATTTTTTTCGCCTTCAACACGTGCTCACTTAATACGTCTTGTATGTAGTTTTTTAAGTCTTTATTTGCTTTAACCGCTAATATCTTTAACGGTTGCACATCTTCTATTTTTATATCTATAAGTTTTTTCATAATCTAAAGTTTAATCCTAATCTTAAATCTTCGTTTGCTTTTTTAATATCTTCTAATTGTGCTTTTTTTGTTTTGTAAACTTTTACTAATGCACCAAAAACTTTTACAACTTTATTTTTTAATAAGAACTTATTTTTTAATTCGTATGCTTCATCTTCGTTTTTAGTTACTAATAAAACTTTTTTATAAGTGTTGTTTACTACTATTGTAAAACCTTCTTTTCTTAAATCTTGTGCTTCTTGAATTGTCATAATTTCTAACGCTTTAATTATTATACTGCAAATATACATTGTATATATTATATACACAAGTATTATATAATAATAATTATAAATGTTTTGTTTTTATTTATACGTGTACAGCATTCAGTTTAATACTTGTAAGTAAAGATACGACACTTTGTTAAACTCAGTGTTAAATACCCTAAAGTCCTTCATGCTTGCAATAGCACTTGATACGCTATCAAATCCCAGGTCTTTAGCAAACCTTAGTTTTCTCATATAGTAGCTGAATGCTATAATATCTTTTAGTTGTTTAGACTTGTGGTCATAGTTGTCGATCCCTTCGTCTCTTTTGTTTGTCTTTTTCATAATAGTTTCTTATTTGGTAGCCTTGTGTTTCCTTTAGGGCTGTATTAATTTTTTATAAAAAAATAAAGGTTTTCCAATAGTGGGACAATAGGGTATTAAGTTATATAATTAACAAGCTAATGTCGCACTATTTTTACAATGATATTAGCATCGTAAAAAGGAGGTATTTTATTTTTTAAGTTTAACGACAAAGGAATTAAACCCCCTTGCTATAAATGTTTCTTCTTCCATCGAAAGTAACTTAACTCTAAATACTTCGTCATTTAGATAGCTTACTTCGTCAATTTTTGGGTATTTTTTCGTGGTATCCCATTCCGCACCTATTGGTATAGTTCCGCTTCCGTCTCTTTTTATGAAACTTATAAAATCTAATTTTTTGCCTTTCTTTTTCATGTTATTTGTCAATTAATATAAAACCATACTTTTCTTTGTAATCATCCTGGTCATGCTCACCGTAAAATTCTTTAGTAACGCCACCAAAGGAAACGTCTGACGAGCTTTCGACTTCTATTGATAGTGTTCCCTCAAAGCAGCCTCTGTACTTCGTTAGATGACACGTATCGACATTAATTATTTTATTGTGGTATAGTATTTCGTCGGTTATTTTTATATGTACCATAATTGTATTTGTTAAGTTTTTTTAATAAAGTTCATCAATCATTTTTAAATACTTTTTCGGCAACTTGTCGTAAGATATAATTGACTGGGTGCTTCTCTGGCTGTTAATATAAACTTCTTTTATTACAAAGTTGTTTAAAGTATTGCTTGCATCGAATAAAATTAAATCGCCTAGAGTTAAAACGCCTTCCCTTAGCAAAAGAAACTCACCTCCTTTACTTATGTATCTTTGTATTAATTCGTCTAATTTTGAACAACTTATTGTTTTCATAATTTCTATTTTTTAAGTGTTAATAAGCTGAAAATTGATGCGTTTCAAAATGTAGGTCTTGATATTTGTCTTTTAGTTCGTGGTATTCGTTTTCTATAAAATCCTCAAAATCGTGAAAATATTCGTTCCAGTCTAGACCGTTTCTTTTTTCCCATTCGTTAAACTCTTGTTTTTTAGCTTCAGAATTTACTACTGCTAACCAGTCTTTATGGATTGTCACTAATTTGTTAATTCCTTTAATTAAGCTATCTAAATTTTGATAGTTTACGGCATTTTTAACGCTTTCAATTTTCTTTTTGTATTCGCTTTGGATGTTTAAATTTTTCATTTTCTTAGTTTTTATTTTTGTGTTTTGTGTTTTAGTTTTTTCTGTCATGTTTAGCCTTTTTGACTATGTTATCAATATTGGCGTTAAAAACATCTTTTGCACTTTGGATTTTGCTGTTAAGAGACTCTTCAAATTGCTTTTTTATGCCTTCTTTTGTTAATTGGTAGTCCCTTAGATTGCAGCTAACTTCCAACAATAAGCAGTCAAAAGAATAGCTATCCAGTATAGCTTGTGAGGTTTCGTAATTACTATTTAAATTTACGTTTGAATAATCCATCTTTTTAGTTTTTAGTGTTTGTGTTTGTGTTTGTGTTTGTGTTTTTAAATTATGTTTATCGCTCCTGAATTATCGCTTTTAACTAAACCGTTTTCCTTCATACCTGCTTCGCTGCTTGCCGTCTTGAAAATTGCCGCTTTAAGCTCCTCATTTTCTTCTTTGCTTAGTTGTATTGTTACTAATTTATCAAAGCTCAGGTGCATGAAGTAAGAACCTCCTGGGCGACTTTTGCTCAATTCGATTAAACCGATTTCGGGGTTGAAAATTCCTATTCTTTTACTGCTTTGAATTTTTACGGTTTTGTCTTCTTTGCTTATTGGATAGCAGACAAAATTTTGCTCACCTCTATGTCCTTTCGCTTTTAAGTCAAATTGAATGGTTCCCATTATTGACTTTTTTATATTTGTAATTATTTCCATGTTTCTAGTTTTTAGTGTTACTTCTTTCGTACATTCCTATTCCTTTTATGGTCAAATCATCATCGTATAAATTTATCCAATGCCAGGCAACATTTACTGAATTAATACTTGCTTCCTTCCATTGTCCATTTTGGATTGTAAAGAATTTTTTATTTTAGTTTCTTTTTCATCTTTTTATTTTTATTGTTATCAATTGTAATCATTTTTTAAAAGTTTATTTAGTTTGTTTTCAAATGGTGTGAATGATTTTGATATATGTACAATTTCACCGTTCAGCCATATTTTAAAAGTTAGTAAGTATTCACCTGGATACCTGCCAAATTCGACTAATAAAATTCTGTTTTCGTTACTAAAGTCGATGTTTTCCCCTTTAATTAGTCTGTTTTTTAAATCTTTCATTTTGTTTAGTTTTTAAAAGTTTTGTTTTATGGATTCTTCAAAATTGAAGTTGTATACTTCTTCTTCATTAGCTTCATTTTCTAGTTCTGTTAAGTCTGAATCATTCCAGTAGAAAACAGTAATACTATTAAAAAACTCAATAAAAGATTCTGTTTTTTCACCTTGAAATTCACTCATAATGCATTCTATTATATTTTCAAGTTCGTAAATTGTAGAAACCTCTAATGCGTGGCAATAGTTACCGTTTCTGCTTTCTAATATTTTATTTAAAATTACGTTTTTCATCTTTTTAGTTTTTAAATTATGACTTTGTCAATATTATAGTTATTGTAATTATATCGAATATAATTATTGATAAAAATAATGTTTTTAATATCTTAAATGTTAATTTTTTCATCTTTTCAACTTGTTATTGTTCCATTTACATTAATTGTCACGCTGAAGTCTCCATCTTTATCACTGCATATAACCCCAATAGATTTGTCAGAATAAAAACCATAATCCCCAACTTTTAAAAGGCAAAAATTGTTTTTTAAATTATACAAGGCTTCTATTTGTTTTGAATTTAATTTCATAATTTTTTAAATTTAATTTTATACTTTTTTTGTTCGAGGCAAAGATAGTACAAAAGAAATGTAATTGATTCAATTATTAGACTAACGGCTAAATATCTTCGACCAATGATATAATTTTGTCGACAAACGACGTTTTGGTCCTTCGTTAGTAAATTATAGTACTATGTAATGCACAGTAATGACAAACGTAATGGAATGGAGTATTACCTGCATTGGGGCCTTCATAAAGTATATTAAAGTGAATTAATATAACATAAACAGAAAATACAACTTGTATAAACATACCAAGGTAGACGTTTGGGCTGTTATTATAACAAGGCAAACAAGACATAAAACAATAGACATGCTAGCCAGGGAATGAAGCAGCCCGGAAACTTAGATATGTTAACAGGTTTTACAACTTCAGTAACAGTAAAAAGTGCTGGTTAATTAGTAGGGTTAAAAGTTAGTCAGGAAGGTAGTTTGAGTATCCCCTCCCTCAGCCCTGTCATACCGTACGTTACAAAGCATCACTTAAAGTATTACTTTAGGTAAAAGGTAGATAGTATGGAGGAAAAAGGTGAATATATTGGTGTAATATATAAAAAGGTAAAAATAATATTCCTTTTTTTGTAAAACACTATGGGGGGTTTGATTTGGAAAACGTTTTCGGTTTTAGTTTGCGTATTGTTTAGCGTAGTATAACCCCCAATCCCTATATATCTAACACAATCCCTATATATCTAACACAACCCCTATATATCTGACGTAATCTGTAAATATATCACATAATCCATACATATATGGAAAGAGTTTCTATAAAGGCTACCCCATGTTGTTTTAGGGGGGTATCTTATGACGATGCTTAGTGTGTGGTGTTATGCATTAGGGGGTATAAATTTTTTATTAAAAATAAATAGTGGATAAATCAGTGTTATATGCCACTGCATTTCAAATAGTGCGACATTAGCCTATTTAGATTATATTGCACAACCTAATGTCCCACTTTATGAGTTTGATATTAGGTGTTAGTTTTACAACTTGGATTACATTGTATTTTGGTAATTAATTAGTATTATGTGTAAGTATATAAGTAGTAATATCGACATTAAAATAGTATGTATGCGTAAACAGAAACTAAGTGCTGAGGCATCGGCAAAGAAAGCTACTCGTGACCTTGCTATTGCTAAGACACCTGCAAGAAGGGAGAAGAAGAGGGAGAATCAGGTTAAGCGTAGAGAAGTTATAAAAGAAAGGGGTAAGTTGTTTTTAGTTGGTAAGGACTATGACCACAAGGATGGTAAGTTTAAGTCTGTTAAAGCAAATAGAGGGAATGATGGGAATGGTACTAAGAAAGAAAAGAAATAGTTATGAAGGGAGTTGCACACTATAAGAAAGATGGTACGATTTACAAAGGTAAGGGTACACATAAAGACGCTAAAGGTAAGTTAATGTCTGGTAAGAAACACGCAGCGTCTAGTAAGTTCTTGTTTCATATGGAGGAGTTACCAAAGGCTGTGCAAGCAAAAACTAAAAAAGAAATAAAACAAACATAAAATGGCATTAAATTATACATATCCAGTAAAGGGTACACCATCGTCAAATGATGAGATATTAATTATAGATAGTCAATCACCAAACATTAACGCAACTAAGAAAGTTAGTGTTGCAAGTGTATTGGCTCTTGGTACTGGAGAAGACCCAGGAGTTCAGACATTCCAAGCTACAAATAGTACCTTTATTACATACACACCTAATACAGCATCGACAGGTTCTGTTACATTAACTGGTGCTCTTTCAGCTACTGGTACAGCAGGTGCTACAACGTTCCTTAGAGGGGATAATACTTGGTCTACTGCTATTACCGCAGTTAGTGCTTCCATAGGCTCACCTATTAGTGTATCTACTACAAGTGGAGTTGCTACAGTAGGGTTTACTGGAGCGTTGGCTATTGCTAATGGTGGTACAGCTTTAACAAGTGTAGGTACAAGTGGTCAAGTACTTGTTTCTAACGGTACTGCATTGGCTTATGGCACACCAACAGATACTACTAAGCTACCTTTAGCTGGTGGAGCAATGACTGGTGCTGTTACAGGTAATCAGGCAGTGACTGCGTTTAGACCATATGCAACTATTGCTGGAACATCTGTTACATTGACAGACGCAGAGATAGGTAAATTACTTATTACATCTAGTTCAAGTACTGTAACATTGACAATACCAGCAGATGCAGCATCAACAACATTCCCTTTAGGTACTGAGATGGATTTCTTTCAGAATGGTTCAGGTACAGTTAGTGTAGTAGGTGCAGCAGGTGTTTCTATTAATGGAGTTACCGCAGGAGTTGGTGTAACAATAACAGCCAGATATGGTGGATTATCAATAAAAACTATAGCAGCCAATACTTGGATTGCAGTAGGTAAGATATAAATATAAATATATGTTTGGAGCAGGATTTGGAAATGCAGCAAGTGGTACGCCTATAAATGCCATACTTGCTTACAGCCCACACAACGTTTGGGATTCAGAACACATAACACAAGGTGGTGGAGTATTTGAACTTAGTGACTACAATATCGTAGGTACTAAGATTAACTTGAAAGCAGATACAGCTTTAAGTATACCAGAAATTAGTAACTGGGCAGCAAAGTCTGGTGTGCCATCTGTTATATTTAATGGTACTGGAAACATGGTGTATAATACAGGTATTGAGGCAGCAGAGTTTAGAGAAAGCGATAGCACTGGTGTATATGTTTCTGTATTTAAAAGATTAGATACAGGTACAAATAGAAATTTATTTTTATTAACATCGACAAATGGAGACATCACCAATAAATCAATAAACCAAACAATAAACGCATCTTCTGATTCATTTGAGCAGCAGTTTAAAGATGCTTCTGCTAGTAGAGATAACGTTTCTTTTGGTTCGTCTACGGTAGTAAAAATGATGCAAATGTTTTCGCTGTTTCCTTTGACGGAGATGGAGTCTACAAGTTTAATGTAAATGGTTCTAATGATACACCTATAACAGTTACTACTGAGTCAAGATGGTTTAATTCAGTTTTAGATAAGAATAACGTAGCGATTGGTGGATTGATTGGTTCATCTAATTTATATGCAAATATAGAATGGTGCTTTACAGGGTACTTTCCTTATGTAAGCGATGACACTACATTAGAAATAATATCAGTATTAAAAAGCAAATACGGAGTTTAAGGTAAAGAACTATTTGCGGTTGTTTATTCTGAAAATTAAAAACAAAAAACAAATAAATAAATAAAAATGGCAAACTCAAGCAAGGGTGTAAACCCTAGTAGATTAATCGGTATATTTGGTTCTAAATATCTAAATGTAGCAGAACACACGTCAGTAAATGCTTACGCTTTTATTGCTCAAGAAGACACTGAGTTAAGCGTACTTCTTGGTGGTGATGCAAGTACTGCAATAGCAACAGATGATTACTTAACAGCAATGTCGCTAGGTAGTGTTACGTTAAAACAAGGGGCGTTAATACAAGCGCCACAAGGGGAATTGTTCCAGTCTATTACAATAGATTATGGAGCGTTAATCGTTTATAAATAATGCCGTTTATATCAGCATCGGCAATAACCCCATATAACAGTATAAGGGGAGGAGCCGCAGGAGAAGCACTTGACCCTATACTTGCATACTCCCCTTATAATGTTTGGGATTCCGAACACGTTACGATAGATGGGGATGTTACAACTGTATTAGATTACAATAATGTCGGGGCAAAATTAAATATGGTTAACCCTTCCGCTGCAACTCAGCCCGAACTCATAACAAACGATTCGTCTTTTAATAATAAACCATTTTTAAGGTTTAGTGGAACTGATTATTTAGAAAATTCAATCATTAATTATAGAAGTTCTGACAGTACTGGTATTGTTGCAGGAGTAATGAGAGTGAATAGCGGTTCTGGCATTTACCCATTAACAAGCAGTTCATCCACAGTATCAAACGCATATTGGGGTAGAACAATAAAAACCTCCAATAAATTTTCGGTTTTAGCATACAACACAATATCTGAGAGGTCTTACGTTCAAGACAATGAAATTATACCCAATGGTGTTTTTCTTTTTGCTATGGTGTGGATGGCTCTGATACATTTATTATACTAAACGCAATAAATAATGGTGTTACTTATATTCAAGAAATACCATCAGGAAATACATCTGCTTGGTTAGATAGTGTAGATGCAAGAGATGACCTTAAAATTGGGGCATTAGGCACTGATGGAAGTAATGTAGACATAGCAAATGTAGGGTATTACCCATACACAAGCATTGCTGACGCTATAAGTTTATCTAATGTTTTAAAAACCAAATACGGAATATGATGAATAAAATTAACGGTTGGATATTACCAACAATAGAAAAGTACGAAGAAAAGCAGTTGGAGTTGGGTTTGCGTTATAATATTAACTCAGCAAGATATGCGGGAAGGCTAATCAATGGAGCAACAGTTCCAGATGTTGAATTAGTAAAAGGTGGGTTTTTTATGCGAGATATTAGAAACTTAGGAACTGACGATATTTTATTATCAGATATAAAGCAATCGCCAGAGTAAATATAAAAACAATCTATCTAATCTAATTTACTCTATGACATAACTAAAAAAACACACATGGATAGCGAAAACATTATATTAGTAGTAGTTGGATTAGCTAGTGCGTTTGGAATTAAAGAAATTTGGAGTATTGTAAAAAAGAAAATGGATATAAACCATTCTATTTCGTCAAGCCAAAGTAATTACAAGCAGAAAAGAATTGAGGAATTAGAAGACGAGCTGAAAGAGGCGAATAAAACTATACTTGAATTAACGGTTAGGGTATCTAAATTAGAAGAAAGAATGCTTCACGTTGCAAAGAATAGAGTAAAAAACAGTTCTAACGAGTAATAATAATATAAACAACGAAACAAACAAAAACAATTAAAAATGGGTAACGAGGTAATTAATTTAAAAACGGTATTTAGTGGTTTCAATTCTGGAACTGACCTACAACCAAAGAATACAAGAACAAACAACCAAGGAGTGAAAGTTGAAGATATTGCAGGATTTATTAAAATTGTAGCAACAGTGCCAGAAGTTTCAACTTTAATAAAAGGAGATATGTTCTTAGCATTAGATACTAATAGATTAACAATATGCACAGTATCGGCAGAGACAGTAATACAATTTAGCAAAGACGCATAAATCCTTTCTCTAGGCTAAAAGAGTAACATTATAATCTAATTAAATTTAATACAGTATGTCTAACGGAATCGTTAAGAATCTAAACTTCGGAGACGAAGGTAAAAATAAAGTGTTTGAGGGTATCTCAAAGTTAACACAAGCCGTTAGTTCCACATTAGGAGCTAGCGGTAAGTGTGTAATGCTAGAGGACGGCTCAGGCAAACCATTAATTACAAAGGATGGTGTAACAGTGGCTAATGCAGTTATACTCTTAGACCCAGTAGAAAATATGGGTGCAACGCTGTTAAAAGAAGCGGCAAGGCAAACAGTTATTGAAGCAGGCGACGGAACAACAACAGCTACGGTATTAGCACACGCAATACTAGAAGAGGCTTTTAAAAACAAAAACTATAACTCAAGAGAGATTCGCAATGGTATAAATTCTGCCGTTGACAAAGTAGTTACATACTTAGAAAGTATCTCACATAGCGTCACTGGTTCTATGTTAACTGAAGTTGCTACAATATCATCTAACAATGACGTAGAGCTTGGAGCTTTAATTGCTAAGGCTTTTGAAGACGTTGGCGAGAATGGTGTAGTTAGTATGGAAATATCTAACGACGAAGAAACATCAGTAGACATTGTAGATGGCGCTTCTATTGATAAGGGGTTAAAGAATGACCACTTTATTAATAACAAAGAAAAAGGTACTTGCGAACTTAACAATCCACTTGTATTAATTGTAGAAAGCAAAATACCTAATGTAAGAAAAGTTCAAGGAATTTTAGAATACGTTATTAAGAATAACAAAGAATTACTTATTATTGGAGAAGCAGATGAACAGTTAGTGACTGCTTTATCAATGAATGTAAATAAAGGTAACATCAAAGCCAATATTATTGATTCCCCAGACTTTGGAATTAATAGGAAAGAAACGCTTCAAGATTTTGCTGCCTTAACTGGCGCTACAGTGATTAACGAAGACTTGGGTGACGATATAGACCTAATTGATGTTAGCCACTTAGGTACGTGCTTAAAAGCCGTTACAACAAGAGAAGATACTGTCATTCAAGTTGAAGGCACTAACGATGCTGTTGTTGGTTTAATTAAGCAAATAAAAAAGCAGATTAAAGAAACAAAGATTAACGGAAAGAAGCACCAATTAGAAAGAAGGCTATCAAGGCTTGCTGGAAAGGTTGGTGTAATAAAAGTTGGGGCTAATTCAGAGGTTGAACTCAAAGAAAAAAGCGATAGAGTTGAAGATGCAATATGTGCAACTAAAGCAGCTATAAAAGAAGGTATTGTTCCAGGAGGAGGAATTGCTTTACTCAACGCTAGTACGATTGTTTTAGGCTTAAATGCAGGTGAAGACATTTTGCTAAAAGCTATTCAGTCTCCATTCAATGTTATTATGAAAAATGCAGGGATGGAAGACTTTGAAAAACCAACCGAAGAAGGTGTAGGATATGATGTAGTAACAGGTAAAATGGTGGAGATGATTAAGTTTGGAATTATAGACCCACTACTCGTAACTAAAAGTGCTTTGAAGAATGCTGCATCTGTAGCCAATACTATTCTTGCAACTGATTGTGTAATTAATAATCTAAGAGCATGAAAGCAGTAGGGAAATACATATTAATAGAGCCTGCGAAGGAGAAGGAGTTTTCTACCAAAGGTGGGTTAATTTTAGGTGAGAACCATAGAGAAGATATAAGGTACAGAGAAGCCACCGTAAAGACAATTGGTACTATGGTAGCTGGAGTTAAAGACGAAGATGTTATCTATTACGATAGACACGCAGGGTTTGATATGGAAGTAGACAAAGTGATATATAAGGTAATAAAAGAATCAGACGTTGTAGTTGTTTTATGAAACGTTTTAGAAGCCGATGACATAAAGGATTTAAGTCTACTAAAGCACTATAGGATAATACGCCAATGGGCTTGCAAAAACAATGGACTAACTAACGCAGATTTAGAGTTATTAATTTACCTAGACTGCATCGGCCTCTTTAACCGACTTGATTTTATAGATGGAGTTTACTCATATAGCTGGGATACCAGAAGGTGGTCTAAGCTAAGAGATAATGATTGGATAACGGTATTTGCTAAAAGAAATAAAACTACAACAAAGAGCAATGTGTACAAAGTTTCATTTAAAGGGAAACACTTAATTAAAAGAATGTACAAGATAATGCTTGGAGAGGAGGATATACCTACTAGTGAAAAAAGAAACGTTATAATGAAGGGGGGTAGTTACTCTCACAAAGTTTTATCAAAATCAATTAAGAACGTAAATAACGACAAAACAATATAAATTATGTACAATAATAAAAAATCGCCTTTCTCTATGAAGGGAAGTTATGCTTCTGCACCTAAAATGGTTTCTCCAAACACAAAAGTTCCTATGGAACCTATGGAGGAAACAGAACAAGATAGGGCTGACAAAGAAGTTATGTCTAGAGGAAAAGATGCTTTTGAAAAAGCTAGGACTAGAGGAGATATAGCTAAAGAAGTTAGCTTTGACTTAACAACCGCTACTTCTAAAGGAGATATGATGGGTGCTACTATTGCAAACTTGGTAAATAAATCAAGAGCAGTTAGTGCAGCAATGCCAAAAGAAACAGAAGAATCAGTTACGGGAGAATCTTCTCTTGTAAATCTTAATAAAAAGGATAACAAAAAATCTTTTAGTTCAGGAAGAATGAACAAATCTAACTTAGTAAAATCAGATGTAAAGGTTGGTGATTTTAAAAAATTATAAAATAATTATGAAGAACATATTAAATCAATTAGGCTCAACTCCATTCAATGATGCTATCGACCCAATTACTGGTGCGTCAAATAAAGCAATTGGAGCAATAGAGCCAATTCAAAGACAAGTTGCAGACCCAACTGTTTCATTAGGAGAAGGTGGTTTACCAATAGAAAACCCAACTGACCTGAACTTTAACAACGGAGCAAGAGAAATGGGTGTTATGATGTATGGTGGAAATAAAGCAAGAGGAATAAAATAAAAACTATAACTATGAAAAGCAATAAAATGGTGAAAACCAAAAGAATGTATGCTCCACAATCAGGACAAAATGCAATATGGGATGGCCCATTAAATGTAGATATTATGCCAAGAGGGTATGGTTCTAGTAGTGGATGCAAAGGTATTCAGTTGTTAGCTAAGAATATGCCAGCTTATATTCCAGGCCCTATCTCGCAGATAGCAAAAGGGAAGTACGGTGAAGGGATGGATTAACCCAATGGAGGACTTGAAACTTTACATTACCAATGGATTGGTAGTAATGGTAACTATGTCGGACATAGAGGTCATTTTAAAAATACTTCTATTAATAGTAACGATAGGTTACACTGCTTTTAAGTGGTATTCCTTGTTAAAAAAATATAGAAATGAAAAACATAAGTAAACATTTATCTCACAAAGAAGGTGTTCGCAGTTCAACCGCAGCAAGATTAAACATAGATAACGAGCCACAAGAGACTGAATTGGAAAATATGCGTACCATATCCGAAAAGATATTTGAGCCTCTTAGAGTGCACGTGAATGGCCCTATAAGAGTTAATAGCTTCTTTAGAAGTGTCGAGTTAAACAAAGCAGTTGGTGGGAGTTCTACTTCTCAGCATTGCAAAGGTCAAGCTTTTGATTTAGATGACTCATACGGTAACGCTACAAATGCCGAGATGTTTGCTTTTATTAGAGAGAACTTAGACTTTGACCAAATGATTTGGGAGTTTGGGGACAATAAAAATCCTAATTGGGTTCACGTTTCGTATGTGTCTCCTAATAAGAATAGAGGTAGATGCTTAAAAGCTTACAAGGAGCATGGTAGAACTAGGTACACGATAATATAATGGCATACACGCAATTTAATTCTCCATTCTTAATGACTTCTAACGAGAAGAAATCAGGAATGACATCTGCCGAGAAAGCTAAGTATAAAAGGGAAACTGGAGGGACTTTGAAGAGACCTCAGCCAGAAGGTGGCGCTAGAAAAAAATCTTATTGTGCAAGGTCGGCAGGAATTAAAAAATGCAAAACCCCAGACGAGAAAGGTATGTGTCCTAATGACTACTCAAGAAGAAAATGGAAATGTTAACAGTAATAAATAAGAAATGAAAAAATCAGAAAAGTACGATATTAAAGAAGCAAGCAACCAAGACTTAACTGCTTCTGCTAGAAAAAATTATTCAGAGAACGCTGAGGCTGGCTTGAAAATGATGGGTGGAACTTCAATGGGTTCTAGCTTAAAACCTATGATGAATAGTGGTTTAAAAATGTGCGGAAGTCAAGTTAGTAAACACATGAAAGCTAGCAAATAAAATGCCTTTTAAGTTAAATAGTGCGCCATATAATAAAGATGCTACACCTATATATGAATCAGACTTAGGGGCAGGTATTCTTGGTCAAAGCAATAACAATGGAACTATCTTAATAAACAATAAGTTAGACCCAAAGTTTCACGATGAGGTTATTAAACACGAAGAAGTTCATATTAATCAAATGTCAAGAGGAGACTTAGACTACGACGAAAAAAATATTTACTGGAAAGGAAAGGCTTACTCAAAAAGTAATGCTAAGATAGCAATGGCTAGTCCTAAAACATCTCCTTGGGAAGCTGAGGCGTATAAGAAATCAGGTACTAAATATAAAGATAAAAAATACAATGTCTAAGAAATTTAAAGATACAAAGCTAGGTGTTTTTCTAGGTAAGACGGCTCCTCATATTTTAACAATAGCAGGTGATTTATTACCCGATGCAGGAGTTCTAGGAATAGTTAAAAACTTAATTGAAACAGACAAGACTATTAGCCCTAAAGATAAAGCCGAAGCACTTAGCCAAGCTAAAGAGATGTATCAGTTAGAAATAGCGGATAGGGACTCTGCAAGAAGCAGAGAGGTTGAAGTAAAAAAGCAGGTAGCAAAGATATTATGATGGTAGCTACTGGTCTTGTAGGTTTGTTATCTTTTATTTTTATTATCTATGCCGTAGTGTACGAACCTTCGGTTATGGAAAATGATTTATTTGTTCACTTAATGGGTATGATAGAAGGTGTTGTTATCAGCAACATATTTGCTTATTACTATGGCACAAGTTCGGACAAACAATAAAACATAGGTAATAATATTAGTAAGATAATCTAATCAAATTTAATGCAATGAGAATAACTGACGAGGAACTAGAAGAAATCAGAGAGCAGCAAACTAAAATATCCCAAATTAAACAGGATTTAGGAACGCTAGAGATAAGAAAACACGAAATAATGGGTGTGTTAATGAATATTGACAAAGAAGTTGAAGAAACCAAAACTATCCTTGAGGACAAGTATGGTCGTGTTAACATCAATCTTGACGACGGTTCTTATACGGACGTTGAGGGTGAGGAATTAAAATCTAAGTAATGAGTAGTGTTATAAGAAAAATCAGCATAGGTTCTGATTACAAAAATGATGCAATGCACTACGCTGTAAGTCAGCAAGTGTACGGAGGTCACGAAATATCTAACATTCTCTTTGATGAGAAAGATAATTCTTATAACATCTACATCATAAAAAACGATGAGGTTCTTCCTTGGAAAAAGTTTAATAGCAATATGGCGGTGTCCATAGAGTACGATTTGCAGTATAGGTAGCGTATGAAGAGTGTTTATGATTTTATTGTAAAACCAGTCAACGGAAGATACGACAACGTTAAGAAAGTTGGAGATGTTGACCTTATAGTAAATACTAGAATTGAAGAATATAAAAGCATTAGCAAAGTTGCAGAAGTTGTAGCTTTGCCAATGTCTATTAAGACAGATATAAAAGTTGGAGATATTGTTGTTATACATCACAACATATTTAGAAGGTTTTACGATATAAGGGGTAATGAAAAAAATAGTAGAGCTTTTATTAAAGAAGATATGTACGCTTGCCCTCCAGAACAGATTTATATGTACGGAGACAATATACCTCATTTGGATTATTGTTTTGTTAAGCCTTTAGTAAGCCACGATATATTTTCAATTGACAAAGAAAAGCCTCTTGTTGGCATATTGAAGTTTGGAAACAAACAACTATCAAAATTAGGTATAGAAAAAGAAGATTTAGTTTCGTTTAGACCAACATCAGAATTTGAGTTTGTTATTGACGAAGAACTATTATATTGTATGAAATTAATTAACATTGTTGCGAAACATGGACGTAAAGGAAACGAAGAGGAATATAATCCTAGCTGGGCAAGCAGCAGTTGAGGAATTAATAAAAGTAGCTAAAGAGCCTATTCTCGATGAAGAAGATGACTTAACAGCAGACAAGTTGAAGAATGCAGCAGCCACAAAGAAACTAGCTATATTCGACGCTTTTGAAATTCTAAATAGAATTAAGGAAGAAGAGGATATGTTGGATGACAAACCAAAAGAAGAGACTGACAAGAAAAGTAATTTCAAGGGTTTTGCTGAAGGTAGGGCTAAATTTAATTAATATGTACGAACAAACTTTATACAAAGTTCTCGACAATTACATTAAGGCAGCTACAATAAAAAAGAAGAACAGACACAAAACGTGGAAGTATGGTTACGATGCTGACCACGATATGGTTGTTATAAGTAAAACAGGTAAGATAGGAGAGATTTACGAAATACAAAATCTTAAAATAGCATTACCTGCTGAATCTAAGATTCATAACTTTAAAGACAAAAAATGGAGTAGCATAGCCTACCCTAAAGAATTAAGTAGAATAAAAACAATCTTTGATTGGGGGCAATATCCCGATGAGTTTAAGGAGCAATGGTACGATTACATTGAGAAGGAGTTTGAAAGGAGAGAGCAAGGATTTTGGTTTAATAATAAAGGTGGTAGCACTTACATTACTGGGACTCATTATATGTATTTGCAATGGTCAAAAATTGATATTGGAGCACCAGACTTTAGGGAAGCAAATAGATTGTTTTATATATTCTGGGAAGCCTGCAAAGCCGATTACAGATGCTTTGGAATGGACTATCTTAAAAACAGACGGAGTGGATTTTCATTTATGTCATCTGGAGAAGTTGTTAATCTCGCAACCATGTCTACTGATTCTCGATACGGCATACTTTCAAAGTCAGGGCCTGATGCTAAGAAAATGTTTACCGACAAGGTTGTACCAATATCAATCAATTATCCTTTCTTCTTCAAGCCAATCCAAGATGGTATGGATAGACCGAAAACAGAATTGGCATATAGAGTACCTGCTTCAAAGCTTACAAGAAGGAAGCTTGACTCTAATGAAAAACCAGAAGATATCAAAGGATTGGATACTAC